ACCGAGCAGGCGACCGAGCAGGCGACCGCGCAGGCGACCGCGCGGGCGACCGCGCGGGCGACCACGCAGGCGACCGAGCAGGCGACCGAGCAGTGGTGGGGTCTAGGTGGATGCGACGTGGTAGATATGATACGTCTATCGACTCATCTGATGCGAGAGTCAGCGGTCAAAGCGCTGGGCTGTGCGGCGAAGGCGTGGCGGATGCAGAACGGCGGTAATCAGTGGTCCGGGTGGTGCTCATATCTATCGTTCGGTCGGTACGTAGCTCAGCTCGATCTGGACTACTCGAATTGGGACCACTACGAGCAGGCTGCGATTCACTCGGGTCCGCGCTGGATGCACTCCAAATTCTGTATCGTCAGCGACAGGCCGGCGCAGCTTACGGTCGACGGCAGCAACAAACCGCACAGCGAGACTGGACCATTCTGCCTCTGGCGTGACGGATCGCGGCTCTACTCGATTCACGGGGTGCGGGTGCCAGGCATAGTCGTGGAGCAGCCACACCTCATCACGGCCGAGATGATCGAGGCGGAACCATCCGACGATGCCCGATCCGTGATGCTCGCTCGTTGCCCTCCTGCCGAGGCTGCGCTGTTCACGATCCGAAAGATGAAGGCGGCAGGATGAACGCGTGGGTCTTTCCAGTTGCGGTCCTGGTGGTGTTCGTGACCGCGCTGCTGGTCCTGCGCTGGCTGGGACAACGGAGCGCTCAACCTGCCCAGACGCCGCCCGCCCGGCCGCCCATCGACCTTCCCCACGTGGCGCCGCCCATCCTGCACCTGGTGGTCGAGCCCGAGCACACGCCACTATGTGGGGCGAGCATCCGCGAGGCCTGGACGATCGAACCGGAGGCCGCTACGTGTCCGGAATGTCGTAGGGAAGGCGATGCTGCCATGCTCCAATGGCACGTAAATAACAGGTAAAAATGAAAGAGATCGCACTTCCGCAAGGAGAATCACGATGACCGACCCGACCCAACCCACCGCAAGCCCAGCCGAAGCCGACGAATCCGCCACGCTGATTCAGGCCCTGGAGGAGCGTCTCGCCCAGCGGGTGCCCATCAAGCTTCTGGCAGCCGCGAACCGCCGCCAGCTCTCCGAGGCGTTCGTAGATACACTTGGCCGGCTCGTGGAGTTCCTGGAGCAGTTCCGGCCCATGAACCAAGGCCAGATGGCAGCACTGCTCTACTTCGTCGAGAGCCTGAAGCCCGACCACGTGGGGAAGGACAACAGCTTCATCATGGCGACCCTGGTGGACGCGGCCAAGCACGCCTCCAGGGAGCTGAGGCGCGCACGCCGTAACTAGACCATGGGCCGCAAGAGGAGAACCAAGGTGCAAGATCAGCGTAAGCGTCAGAAGCTTGCGGCTCGGAGAAATAGGGCTCAGAGAGTCGAGCGTGCTATCCAGGAGATGGGTGGATCCTACACGTTCGGTGGGACGCAGACCGTTATCCAAGGTAATTCAATCGTCTCGAACGGATTCAGACCGATCTGGGGGTTCTAGCCCAACTGACTTGACCGGCGCCCCAGAACGCGAGAAGCTATCGGCATCTACGAGAGAGGTGCCGAATGCGAACCGATACCACCACGTTTTACTGGTCGTCTGGGGGGCAATCCGGCGATCTCGGGCAGTCCCTGACCGGGGAGTGGATTGCCGTCACGCACGGACATATCTCGTTCGCGTTCGACTGGAGCGGTGCCAGCCACGCCCCGACGGGCGCGCTGTCATTCCAGGTCAGCCAGGACAAGGTCTTGCCGTTCGACATGCCTGGGACCTTCACGCCGTCCCTGAGCTCGCCTGCGGGCGCGGCCGGGTCTTCGTGCGCTGACGGAATCGAGACCGACATGGCCTTCATCCGGGCCGTCTACGCGCGCACGGGCGGCGGCGCTGGGGATGTGATCGTGGGCAAAGTCACGAGGGACCAATGACCACTGGCACCTACTCGCGGTGGACGTCACCTTCATCTGGCAGCTCTACAAATTCCGACGTGATGGTCACGGTCGAAGCCGCGGTTGCGGTGCGGGATGCCGTCTACCTCAAAGCGTCGGACCTCTACGCCAAGGCCAACGCGACCTCGATGGCGACCATGCCGGTGTGGGGGTTCATCGTCTCGAAGCCGACCCCAACCTCGGGGCTTCTGCGGTCGTCAGGCGACCTGGGAGGATTCGTCGGCCTTGTCGCTGGGACACAGTATTTCGCGGCGATGGTGGCGGGCCAGATCACGGCGACGCCACCGGCGACCCCAGTTTCTGGTAACGTCGTCGAAGGCCTCGGGCGTGCCAAGGATACAACGACCCTGACGATCTCGGTCGCTGACGACGACTACACCGTACTGTAGGACACAACCCATGTCAGACTTCAGACCGCTGGTTCTGGAAAGCGGCGCCCATCACGCTCTCAACGGTCCCGACGCCCTCGTCGTCGATATCCTCAAGCTGAGCGCTGGACAAGCTGGAGCTGGGCTCGCCTGTGCGTACGTAGCTCCGGGCGTGGTGCTGACGGTACCGGCATCTGGCGCGCTCGAATCGGACGGCACACACCTGTACTGGACCGATGCGCTTGGCGCTCGGCACGCATTGGATTCGTCCGCTGTAGGAGGATTCACCCCAGGATCTATTCCATTTGCGGCGGGACCTGGAACACTCACCGAAGACAACGCAAACCTGTTCTGGGATGCTACCAACGCCACTCTCAGGATTGGTGGAGCCGGCGCCAACGCGACAAGCGCACTGGCGATTTCGACCTCCAAGACCATCGCTTCCCCTGCGGCTGGTTCCATCTGGGACGGTCTCCGTGTGGAGAATTCCACGCTCACGGCGACCATGGGGGCGGGCAACGTCACGGTCACTGAGCTGGTCGCGGCGCACTTCCATCAACCGACTATTACGACGGGCGGCGGCGCCGGCCTGCTGACCGTGACCGACGCCTACACGGTCCGAATCGGGGCACCTCCAATCGGCGCCGGAAACGCGACTTTGACCAATGCGTGGTCGCTCGGGGTGACCGGCGCGGTACGGCTGCTCAGCCTGCTCCTCGTCAACCCGGCGCCCGTTTCGAGCGGGACCTTCACCGGTGTCACGCAGGTCGCGGCGGCCCACACGAACCTCACGGCCTCGACGGAGGTCCCCGACGCCAACTTCAATCTCTCGGCCATCAAGACCTGGGCAACCGGTGCGATCACCACCCAGCGCGATTTCCTCGTGCAGGCCCGCACCTATGCCTTCGCGGCAGCATCGACGGTCACGACCGGAGCGACAGTCGCGATCACCGGGGCACCTATCGCAGGAGCGAACGCCACCATCACGACGCCCCTGGCGTTGTGGGTACAGGCGGGGGCATCGCAATTTGTGCCAACCGCGACGGTAGTGGCCGCAGGCGGAGCCGCATGGAATGGTGTGTCCGTAGCAGCGGCAACACTCACGCTCACCGGCGCCACCACCCCGATTACCGCGCTGGCCTTCGTGAACATTGGGCAGCCCACCGTATCGGCTGCATCTGCGGTCGTCGTGACCGATTGCTACTCTCTCAAGATCGCCGCTCCTGCCTTTACGGGGGCAGGTCCGGCCAGTGCGACTCGAAGCTGGTCGCTCGGCCTGGACGGGAGCATCAAGTTTAGAGGGGGGCAGACCGTACACGGGACCGACGTCAACGTCGCGGGTCCGTACACTATCCTGCCGACTGACTTCCTACTTCATGTGCGACGTACTGGGACGGCCGCTATCTCGCTGAACCTGCCATCCATCGCGACGGTTAGCGACGGGTTCGTGATCGGCTCCAAGGACAGTGGCTACAACGCTGCTGTCAACAACATCACCCTGGTGCGGAATGGCGGCGACAAGATCGAGAACGTGGCGGGGAACTACGTGCAGAACGTAACGGGGTCGACGATCTGGCTCGTGGCCAATGCCACCACCAGCAACTGGGAGATCTTCTAGCGAAGGAGTCTGCATGAGCTTTGGCACACCACTTTCGATCGCGAACAACTTCGACCCGAGCGTCAGCGGTCTGGCCGATCCTGTTGGCACGATCGTTGAGACGGTCGACGGTACGAAGGGGTGGGTCAAGTGGGGAACCGGGAACACCCAGTGGTCCCCGCTCCACACCGTTTCGGGCACGTTCGGTACGACGAAGACGACGTGGGACACGACGGCGCTTGTGGCGAACCTCGCGTGCGACACTCTCGGAGGATTTCGGCTGATACTCCAGGGGACCGTCAACGCCACGTGCGCGATCGGGTTGCGGGTCAACGCAGCTCTACCGGCGTCATCTCAGTTCGTCGACTTTTATGGTTACGGTTCGACCGCCGGGCAAGTTGCCGTCGCCAATACAAGCCCGATCAATTTCATCGTCAACGTCGGACCCGCGACCCATGTGTTCACGGCCATCATCGAGTGTCTAGCGCCCAAGTCGGGGAACAATGCCCAGCTGTTCAGCGTATTGACGACGTTCTACAACTCCTCCGTCTCTGCTTATCTCAATCGCCACGCGCTCATCACGCTGACCGGTCTCCCACTGAGCGAGATCCAGTCGATCGGAGTCGTGGCTTCTGTGGCAGGTGCGATGGATGCGATCACTACTGCAACACTCGTCCGGCTCTAATCTGCGGGCCGCTGGGCCGGCAGATATGAACTGCTTCGCCATCAACGGGCAGAGCCTCTCACTCGGGGCGATGTCGGGGAGCATAATGGAGCCGATCCTGTCGTCGGTACCGTCGCTGACCCACAAGATGTTCGTGGACGGTGTGAGACCACAAGTCGACTACCCAGCGCATGGTTACGAGGTGTCCTACGCGTCGCTGTCGGCATTAGTCGAGCAGCTCTGTCCGTCGAACAATGCCATTGGCGAGACTCCATGCTATGGCGCCGCACAGATGATCTCGCAGTTGATAGCGGCTGAGAACCCAGCGGCCGCCGCGTACCGGATGCACATGACGTCCCCCGGGCAGGGAGGCGTCGACATCGCGGCCCTGTCACCCGGTACGGTCAGCTATGCTAGGTTGTTACAGCAAGTGCAGTACGGCCAGTTGCTGGCCGGTCAAGCGGGGTGGAGCTACGCCGCGCAGGCGATGGCCTGGATCCAGGGCGAGAACGACTACACCGAGGGTACGACGAGGGCGACGTACAACAGCAAGTTACAAGCGCTCGCGACAGCGTGGCGCGCAAACGCCGGGATCTGCGCCCTGCAGGCCTTCGGACCGATCACGCTCGTCGCTCAGATCGCGAGCCACCTCTACGCTCCTACTCCCACGCCGTCCATCGCCCTCGCCCAGACAGACGCCGCGACCGCACTGCCAGCATTCCTTAGGATGGCTTGTGCGATGTACCAGTTCGAGTACGTCCCCGGGATGGAGTGGCACCTTAATAACAGCAGCAGCAAGTGGCTCGGGGCGTACCTCGGGCTCGCGTACAAGCGCCTCGTCTATGACGGGTCGGTGAGCTGGGCGGCTCTGTCGCCGCAGTCATGCACCCGAAGCGGGTCGACTATTACTCTCACGTTTAACCCAATTGGTCAGTTAACCTTCGACCGGTCGTGGATCACGGCCATCGCGAACGAGGGGTTCCAGGTATACCAGGCAGACGGCACCACGCCGCTCACGATCAACTCCGTCTCAATCTCCGGAACCAACGCAGTGAACATCGTCTGCTCGACGTCGATACCGGCCAACGCCGTGGTCAACTACGCGTGGCAGGGCACTGTGGGACAGACGGGGCCTGGACGGGTGACTGGCGCGCGCGGAACCCTGCGAGATTCCCAAGGAGACTCCATCGTCTTCGACCCGTCCGGAATCAACATGCCCATGCACAACTGGTGCCTGATTTTCAGCAAGACGGTCACGAACTGAGAACAAGGTAAGATTCAAAGATGTCATACCTACCGTACCCATCCCTCGGAGGCATCGCCGGCATGTACGAGTACCAGAACGGTACCGTCATGGGCATCGACCAGCAGAACACCTACCACCCCTTCTGGACGTGATGATCTTGACCGGAAAGTGCCAGTCGCTTAGTGTTACGGCAGGAGGCGCAATGAAATTCACCACGAACGACCGGGAGCTTGTCTGCCTGTACATGGCCCTCTCCGGAGCCCAGGCCGAGACCAACCACAGCAACCGGAAACGGAAAAACCGGGCCTTCGAGCAGATGCAGCTCGAACGCATCGAAGAGCTGGCCCTCCCGGGTGGCGCGAGGAACGCGACCCCGTGGACCCAGTGGCCGACCGCTGAGGTCGTGGTCGACATCGAGAGCGGGACCAAAGATTACCTTCTGGAGAAGTACGGCGCCGAGGGCACGGTGGCCGGCGGCTCGTTCGTCGAGCGCGTCGTTTGCAAGTTCATCGATCGGCTGCGCACGGCAGACGACGAAAAGAAGTAGGCCTGGCCCGGTGGGCTAAGCACCGGGGCGCAATTGGAGCACGTCATGAGTGATAATCCGCTCGGCATCATTGACCCCCTCACGGATACCGGTGAGCAGCGCGCTCTCGACGAAACGCCATCGCCCCATGCGCTACAGGAGGCCTTGAACGAGGGTGCCACGGTGGGCTACGTTCAGCGCTACGTGCACACCCATCAGCGGTGGTGTCCGGCCTTGCGCGTGTTGCGCCGATGGAGCGTGCTCGCCTGTGTCCTCCTCGGAGCCCTGCTCACGCTGAACACGATCGGGTGGTTCACGGCGAAAAGCGTCTTCAAGGAGGTCGTCGCCGCAGGGGTTCGAGCGGAGCTGAAGGAAGCCGTGCGAGTCGAGGTCCGCGAAGCACTCAAAGAACTTGGGGTCATCCACGCACAGTTGAAAGAGATCGAAAATGACAGCATCTTGGTTTCCAGATGACTGCCGTGTTTGTCGCCTGCCTGGTCGGCGCCTGCACGGTCCTGGCGATTTTGATAGGCTTGCTCTTGTGGTGGCTCGCGCACGCTCGGTTCAACACGCGCGGGGTCGTGGGAAACCATCGGCAGATTGACGCCGCCTCGGCGCGCCGGGGAAGGAGTAAGCTTTGGAAGTGGCTCCGCATCGGAAGACTCAAAGACTGACAGCAAAGGAGGACCGATCATGATCCGACTCAATCTCAACACCGTGCTCTTCGTTCTTGGTGGTCTCGCCATTGCGGGTCCAGATTTCTCAGCTGCGTCGGCTTGGCTGGCCGCCAGTGGCATCCCGCACGTAATCGGCATCGTGCACTTGCTTGGCTACGCGGCGACTGCCTGCGGCGGCCTTGCCCTGGCGATGCCGTTCCTGCGCAAGACCCTGGCACTGCTCGGGCTCGCGACGCCTCCTGGCGCGCAGGCGCCCTGGAACCCGAGCCGGGACAACGTGGCGCCCATGATCCGAGTAGCAAGGACTCCGGATCCTGGAAGCGTGACCGTGCCAGTCTCTCGCATCGACGCAGAGACTCCGGTGTTGCCTCGCAAGACGAAGTAGCTCCCAAACCTCGAACGAAAGGATCACCAATGCGCACTCTGTTCACCTGCCTTCTTGCTCTCGCTTTTCTGACCCCGGCCCCAGCCTGCCACAACGTTACGCCCGACCAGTTCTGGAACGCGACCGTCGACTGCGCGAAGGTCAACCCGGAATCGAGCGCCGCTCTCGGAGCAATCGAGACGTGTCTGCTTGGCGTTGTTTCCCAGGACTACGCGGTCTGCCTGTCCGGACTCGTTACCGAGGGTAAATTCACGATCGACGAGGTGGCGTGCGTGGTCGCCGCTCTTGCGCAGCGGACGAACGTCAGGGTGAGTACGGCATCGGCAACGCCGGCAGACCTGGCCCTGCGCAAGAACGCGAACGACTGGCTGGCCCAGCACAACATCAGCATCCGGAACAGCTACACACCGGCGAAGTGAGGCAGCAATGTTCGGTCATCTCAAGCTAGGCCTTCAGGCGCACGACCCTGCGCGCGTGGCGCTGGTCGCGAAGCTGCACGACTTTTTGCCAAGCGACCCGTTGCTAGCGGCGACTCCACGGGACTGGCAGCTAGGCCTGGCTTGGGATCCGGACTGCCTCGGCAACGACACGTGGGGAAACTGCGGCCCGGCTGCGGCGGTCAACCTGCTCAAGACGCTTGCGGCGTTGCTCGGAATCCAACTTCCGCTTACCGTCGACGACGCATTGAAGATCTACCGAGACCTCGGGTGGGACGGTACATTCCAGGGCGACAAGGGTGTCGTGCTTCTCGACCTGATGAACTACCTCCTGCGCGATGGCGTCGCAGGCGTGAAGTTCGATCGCTTCTTCAGCGTCGGATTCGGCGACCCCGTGCACCTGGCTTCGGCCGTTGCGGTGGGCGGGCCGCTTCTCGCGGGGCTTACGCTCCCGGTGGCCTGCCAGACGACAGACCGATGGGACGCGGCTGTGGCGGCCGACAAGCGCATCTGGGGCGGCCACGCGGTCGAGATCATTTCATGGTCGCCGGGGCTCATCAGAGCGAAGTCCTGGGGAAAGCCCGTGGATATCACGCCAGACTTCCTGGCGGCCCGGTGCAATGAGATGTACCTGGCAGTTAGCGAGAAGATGCGGGTCATGAGCGCGTTGGCCTACGATCGCCTGCTGAAGGTCGCGGAGCAGCTGTGAGGCTTCTCGTGCTGGTCGTGGTCCTGGTTCTTGTGGGCTGCCGTCCACCCAAGCAGCAGCCCCGCTGGCCGGGCGAGCCGGCGCTCGATCGTTGGTGCGACGAAAGGGAACTCTGTCTGTGATCCAGCCCATCGACTACTCGTACCTTCTCGGCCGTCTTCGTGGTATCAGCGATCGCGCTCTCGCGGCACACCTGGCCCTCTATCGGCAGGCTGTCGACCGCCTGAACGCGATCGAGGCTGCCTACCCGGTGGTGGAATGGCGGGCCGCAAACGCGCCGGCAAGCGACGCCACGACCGAGGCCCTGCTGCGCACGCCGGTAGCGAAGCTCGACCTGCGCCCGGTCGGAACGCTGGCCGAGTGTCTGCAGACGGTCAGCAACGACCTGGCGGCCCGGGGGATCGTCTTTCGTCCGGCCTGGTATCTCGGAACGAACGGCGATGACTTCTGGACGGCAGACCGGGCCGTGAGCATCAATATCCCTTGGCCCTATGCCAACCCGACCCTCTGGCGACTCGCCAATCGCAGCGCCCGCGCCGCCTACACGCCCGAGGAGATGTTCCGCACCCTTCGCCACGAGGCCGGGCACGCTCTCTGCTACGCGTTCGAGCTCTGGCGTGAGGCTGGCTGGCAGGATGTCTTCGGCGATAGCCGGGCGCCGTACCGCGAGGACTTCACGCCCTCGGAAGGCAGCCGGGACTTTGTCGAGTACCTGGTGGGGGTGAGGGCCCACTACGCTCAGAAGCACCCCGACGAAGACTGGGCGGAGACCTTCGCGTGTTGGCTCGACCCCGCGAGCAACTGGCGCCAGCAGTACGCCGAGTGGCCGGTGGCCTTGCGCAAGCTGGAGTATGTCGAGGCCTGCTGGGCGGCGGGAAAGTTCAGCGGCGCGGCCGTCAACACCTACCTCGGGCGGCGCGAACCGTACCAGATGGAAACCCGCACCGTGGCAGCTGCGCTCGACATCGGTACCGCGGCGCCGCCCCTGATGACCCCCACGGGATGGAGCGAACACGCCGAGCTGCTACGCCAGGAGCCGGCCGCCTACAACGCCGTGGTCCTGCACGAGGCGCACTTTGCCCAGCTCGGACGCTTCGCCGGACCCACCCCAGACGCCCCGCCGAGCGAGCGCTTGCTGATGGAGGTCGCGCGTACGTGGGGTTCGTGGGAGTCCTACCTCCTCGACCTGCGGCTCTGCTGCGCGGCCAGCTCGGAAGGCTGGGCGCTGACTCTCTGGGATGACCGCCGTGGGCGGATGCAGAACGCGATGATCGATGGCAACGGGGCGGTGCCGGCGGAGTGCCGGGTGCTGCTGGCGATCGATACGTTCACGCATAGCTATGCCCTGGACTACGGCATCGGCAAGCACCTCGGCATTGCGGCACAGTTCGAAAATATCGAGTGGTTGGTTATAGCAGCGCGGCTAGAGGTCGCGAGTCCGCCACCGGTCGTGATCGTACAGGAGGACCAACTTGAGAAAGTTCAGCCGTTACCAGCTTATCCATGACTTCATCAAGGCCTTCAAAGCCATGCCGCCCGGCCACGGTGATGACGTCGTCTCCGAATTAGAGGACTTCTGCCAGGGCTACCGGGACAGCCGGTCCGAGGTGTGGAAAGAGCTGCTGAGCCTCGACGTCGAGAGGGTGATCGGAGAAGCCTCGGGCGCAACGCTGGCCGAGACCATGACCCACGCCAAGATCAAGCCGGGCCACTTCAACCGGGGGCGGGCCTGATGCTGACCTGGGTTTGTCTCGGAATCGCAGGCGCGGCGCTGTTCTGCTGCGGGTACCTGCTGGGCTGCAATTCAATGGCGGTACCCTGGAGCCGCAAGGAGCGGGCGCAGCGCAAGCAGGATAGGGTTCGATGGTAGGGCCGACCTTTATCGGCATCGACCCGGGCCTTCACGGCGCGCTGGCATGGATGGATGGCGAGCGCAGGCAGATTGAAGTGCGCGACTGCCCGCTCACCGCAGGCGAGTACGATTTCTTCGGGATGTGGAAAGCCTTCGAGACGGCATGCGCGTCCGGCCCGGCCATCGTTGTGATGGAAAAGGTGCACTCGATGCCAAGCGACGGCAAGGCGTCGGCGTTCTCGTTCGGCGTGGGTTACGGCGCCTGGCTTGCCATCTGCGGGATGTTCCGCATCCCTCCGAACCTGGTAGCCCCCCAGACCTGGAAGCGTGTCATGTTGGCCGGAATCGCGAACGACAAGCGCGCCGAGGCGATGGCGCTCAAACAGCGGTTCCAGGGTCACCCAATCTGTGCCCAGCTGCACGGTCCACGCGGCGGTCTACGGGACGGACGGGTGGACGCTCTGTTCCTAGCCGAGTACGCGCGCGTGGCGTGGAAGATCTCCGGGAAGCGTGCGGCCTGATGACTAACCCGGTCCTCAAACTCCCAAGCATCCCAGTGTGGACGGAACACTGGCCTACCGACAGGTTGTTGGAAGAACAGGAGACTAACCCCCGCTCATTCGAGCGGGGTTAGGTTTCCGCCAGTCAGCATTCACCGACGCCGAGCGAATGTTCCCGCACTTCGAGGATTGCTATACCCCTGGCATCGTCGTCGGGGAGATCATCCGCCGGGCCTGGCCTACCTTCGCGGGCGTTGATCTCGCGGGCGACAAGCGACCAGGCAACGTGATCTTCGTCGTGGCGGTCGACCCGACCACGCAGCGGCGCTACCCGGTCGAGGTTCTGTGCGGCGCCTGGAAGAGCCCCGAGGTCGCGGCCCAGCTCGCTGGCGTTCACGCCCGCCATCCGAACCTGCGGGTGATCATGGTCGAAAACAACGGCTACCAGCAGAGCCTCATCGACTGGATCAAGCAGACTCCCGGCGACACGAGCTACTGGTACATGGTTGAGAGCTACACGACTGGGTTCGCGAGCAAGGTCAACCCGGTCTTTGGCATGCCCGGGATGGAGATCGAATTCAAAAATAAGGCCTGGGTGATCCCGAGCGCGGAGTTCGAGGGCCACCCGCCCCATTGCCGATGTGGGTGGTGCGTGTGGAAGGGCGAGATGCACGACTATCCGATGGGGGCTTCGACAGATACCTGCATGGCGATGTTCTTCAGCCGCGAGGCGATCTCGAAATGGGGCACCGGCGGGAACCTCGGAGTGGGCGGGACCGGCGGCATTCAGGGCATCAACGACCGCTAAACGGTGCCTAAGTCCGCGACTCATATAGGGTTTTATCGGACATGAGTTGCGTCCGATTCTTTCTTTACAAATAGCAGGACTAGCGTAATAATATAGGTGTGACGACAACGACGACCACCACGGAGGACCCCATGAAGAAGAAGCTTTTGCCCGCCGCCATCGGAACCTACCGGATCATCAAGGGAAGCGAGCTCACGGACGCCCAGCGGGCCATCCTGCGAGTAGCCGGCCGCGAGCGAGTTGTCGCCCGCATCTGCGCGCTGATTGGCGACGGCAAGGTGGCGGTGTCGCAGGTTCAGGCTCGGTACGGTGAGCTCATGTCGGAGGTGGGTGATGCTTAACGCGGAACGTATTGAGGCGGCAGGTCAGAACACAACATTGGCGTTGCTTCGGGCTGCTGGCCCGGGGTGTGTACGCAGGCGCCTTGAGGTTCTGGTTAACGGCGGTCTGCTGGGACTGCCCGACGCCAAGAGGCTCTACCGAGAGGCCTTTGGGCTGGGCCTGGAAGCCGTCAGGGCGGAGAGGTGCCCAGGTAGCTTGCGGTCCGTACTGCTTGCGGCGTTCGCGTGGGCATTCGCTCTGACGCTCGCCGCTCTGTTCTTGACGGGGTGCTCAGAAAATGAGAGTGGACTGGCGCCGGCTCGAACAACCCAAGCCGCAGACGCCGGCACCCCAGACACGGGCAAGCAGGACACGGTCCCGGTCGGCACGGCTGACACCGGCGCGCCCGACACGGGTGGAAGAGCCGACCTGATGCCGGCCTCACAGCCCGACGCCAAGCCTACGCCCGCGGACACCAAATCGATCGCCAACAGCCTGACGGTGGGCTCGGGCTATACGGGCGATACGATACCCGAGGCGACCAACGATGGCTTGGGCGACAGCCTGACTGGCGTAGGGCTCACATTCCACGAGTACGCGATAGGTGCCGTGGCGCTGTATTTCCAGCTGACCTCGACGGCCGACATTGCGGGGCGCAGCGTGGTGATCTACACCGGCGACATCACGGATACGCAGCCGAATATCATTGGCGGGTCTGCCGGACCGTCGAGTGGGCATGTGGCTCTCGGTACGTTTACCCCGCCGTCAATCGAACTGAGCGGACCGACAACGCTGCTGCACGCCTGCCTCACCACCGCCGACCGCTCCAAGGACGGCTGGTCTGTGGGGACCTGCACCTACGTCGCCTCGGCTCAGATCACCATGACCAAGTAGCACGACTAGCGAAACGCGCTTGACCTCGTGATCATACGGTGCCATATATCGAACATGAGGTCATGCCATGGGAACTGCGGAAAAGCTGAGATGGAGTGTCGTCCGGGATAAGGTTTGCGTTTGCGGGCAGCAGGCGTGCGCCCAGGCGCTGGCGGAGATTCGCGCCAAGCGGGCCGCCATCATCGCAGAGCAGGAGCTGGTCTTCTCTGACCCAGCCAGGATGACGAGCGTCGAGCGGCCCCTACTGCGCGACTTGACGGACGCCGCCTAACCGTGGCAGCATAGGTCCTGCATGTTCGTGGTCCTTCTGGGCCCTCACCGAGATTGGTCCTCCCGGTGAGGGCTACTCCTTTTTTGGGGGATTGACCGGTGGCTACGAATCTGGCAGATTACTGCCAGATGTTCGCCATCAAGCTCCTCCGCGTAATCCTCGGCGTCGGCCAGAGGGAAATGGCCCAGCTTTCCGGCGTCAGCATCCGGGAGCTGGCCCGCATCGAGGCGGCCGAGGTCCTGCCCCGGCGGGACGTCGCGCAGAAGCTCGACCTGGCCTTCGAGAAGATCATCCATGGTCGAGCAGCACGAGCGTCTATGGCCAGGAGTTGTCTCCGTTGACCGACGATTCAAGCGTCCGCAGCATGTTGTACGCGATAGCTGGCGGAAATTCGATACACCCCTGAAGCGGCGGTCCGATATAGACTTCGAGGCCATAGAGCCAAGCGAGTATGGACTGGAGTTGAAGCAGGTAGGACCGGAAATCAAGAGCCGGCGTCTACAACGGCTCTTAGAAAAGTCCAACGAGACAAAGAGCAATAGGAGTCCCCAATGTCTGACCCCCGCGAAATGAACGACGCCCCCCGGACCGAGAAGCCCACGACCTGCCCCTTCGACGTGGTGATGCTGAAGCGCACCGCGAGCGAGCCGACCTGCTTGCCCGCCGACCTGAAGAGAATTCGGGTCATGGCGGCGGACCAGATGAACGCCATCTGGGACGCGAAGGTGGTGGCCGAGGAAAAGGAGTATCGGTCGCTCGGTGCAGTCGGCCCCGGCCACGAGACCGAGATCGAGATGGCGGCCCGATCGCGCTACTACAACGGCGGCGAGACCGACAAGAAGAAGATTGGCTTCGAAAACCCCATCCCGATGTTGCCGGACCACGGCGGATATGGGCGCTGAAGCCCCGTTCCGCCCAACCACATCCACCCAACACCGAAAGGCACACTGCCATGTCGAAACTGAAGATTCGCCCATACTACAAGTTCTCGCGCATCCGCTCCCACGTCACGGGGGTCAACTACACGCCCAAGCAGCTCGCGGCCTTCTACGGACTACCGATGAGCGCGGCGGTTGGCGCGGGCAAGAAGATTGCAGTCATCGAGCTCGGGGGCGGTTTTGACCAGGCGGTCCTGACAGCTTATTTCAAGTCGCTCGGCTATCCTGCGGTGGCACCGGTGGTGTTCCACTCGATCAGCGGAGCGACCAACCAGCCGGGCGATACGGCAGGCGACTACGTGGAGGTCATGCTCGACCTGTGCGTGGTCGGAGGCATGGCCCCCGGCGCGGCACTGCACTGCTACATGGCTCCCAATACGGACGACGGCTTCTTGGCGGCGATCCAGCAGGCCATCACGGACAAGATGGACTGCATCTCTATTTCGTGGGGCGGGCCGGAAGACGACTGGCCTTCTGCTTCGATCACGGCCTTCAACAACGCATTTCAGGCTGCCACGGCTGCCGGCATCACGGTCACCTGTGCGGCTGGCGACAACGGTTCGAGCGATGGTGAGACGGGCAAGCACGTGGACTTCCCGGCATCGTCACCCAACGTGGTCGGATGCGGCGGCACCAGCCTGCCATCGCTGTCCCCCAATTCCGAGGTCGTGTGGAACGACGGCAGCTCGGGCGGCGCGACTGGCGGAGGCGTGAGCGCGAAGTTCTCCCTGCCGAGTTACCAGGCGAAGGCCGGCGTTCCGGGCAACAAGATGCGCGGCGTCCCCGACGTCGCGGGCTGCGCGGATCCCAACACCGGCTGGAACATCGTCGTGGACTCGACGAGCGGGCCCACCGTGGTGGGTGGAACCAGCGCGGTTGCGCCCATGTGGGCGGCCATCGCGGCGTACCTGTCCGCGACCCTGGGCGCGAACGTCGGCAACCTATCGGCGGCTATCTACGCTCTGGCGGCCGGCGCCATGCGGGACATCACCTCGGGCAACAACGGGACCTACGTGGCTAAGTCTGGCTACGATTGCTGTACCGGCCTGGGCGTGCCCGTGGTGACCAAGCTGCTGGGCTCCCTGCAGCCGGTGCCCGTACCCACCCCGACGCCGCCCACTCCCACCCCAACGCCCACCCCGCCCACCACCCGGACCATCGTGGTGACCGGGACCGGGATCGGCGTGACGGTAGACGGCAAGTCCGTCTAAACCACTCCCGCCCCGTTGTGATAGGCTTCTCCCTGGAGGTTCCCATGGCAGACGAACGCAAGCGCGACTGCGACCAAGACGAGCACACGCCAAAGTTCCAGCCGCACCCGCCGCTCGACAAGGGCGAGGTGGCCGAGCCGAAGCACACCGAGGCAACGCCCCTCACCCCCATCATCCCCCTGGGGTCCTGATGGCAACGCCGCTGGCGCCGTTCAATCAAGAGGAATTTGCCCGCACGATGCAGGCGATCAAGGACGGGACGTCAGCGGCCGATTCTCCAGCCCGCCCTGCCTTCGACCCAGTCCAGCACCGGGAGGTGGTGGCAGAGTCCCAGCACGGCCGGAGAATCGAGCAGTTCAAGCAGGCCTTGGAGCGGGCGGGATTCGTGTACTGGCCGGCAAACACCATTCCGCCCGGCTGCGAGTCAACGAACCCATTCGAGCCGTCGCGGCCAATTCTCGAAGCCCAGTGGCGGAGGCCGGCGGACAGGAAATTGCCGAAGCGGCTGGCACTGACGGAAGCACAGGTCGCGGCCTGGTTCAGCGGGCCGGAGGAGTTTTGGCGATGGATCAAGGACATGTCCCAACAGGAGCAGATCCGACAACACCGGATGGAGAACCAGCGGACGATTCGGTCGTTCGTGCCCCGGTAGCGCGGGTCCTGCGGGTCCTCGCCAATACCATGCCGGATCCGACCGTGACCAGCATGGAAGGCGTTCCGGTGGAACTTGACGCTCAGGTGGCGGCCCTGCGGCCGAGCTGGTGGAACCGGATTTGGGTACGGGCCTTGAGCGCGGCTATCATCCCAGAGGCTACCGGTGGTAAGGTAGAGCTATGAGCTATCAACGCTGCGGAGGCCCACCCATCTCTCTGGATGGATACGTTCCAACCACGCAAAAGGCGGCAGCGAACGGTGTGGCGACGCTCGGTTCCGACAGCAAGGTTCCCTCAAGTCAGCTCGACGTGGTTTCGCTCGCGACGAAGGGGGATATCGCCGTCGAGACGGCGACGGGACTTGTCGCCCAGCACGTGAGCGGAACCGATGGCAACGTTCTCACCGAGGATTCGACCTCGCCGACGGGACTTTCGTACAAGCCGCAGTCCGCGGTTGCGATCCCTCCCTATGCCGATCCGGGCATGGATGCGAGCACGCTGGCCTATATGAAGTGGAACGATCTATGGAACGGGACCAACTACAAGAACGAGGTCACGGGGACACTCGACTTTTCAGCCGCACGGGGAACCCCGATCTGTGCGTGCGTGGGGCCGCAAGGGCAACCTGGCATTACGGGCGGACTGGGCGGCAGCGTCTTTTTACCCGGCAGCACAACCGACATCGGTATTGCGTCCGCAGCCGGGGCATTTGAACCTGCCGGGAATCTGCTGACCGTTTCGGTATGGGTGAAAATCATCGTCTACAAGCGGGCGACGGGTTCGTGCCGCATCATTCATAAACCCTATGCGCCGAGCGCGTGGAACGCCCCCTTTCAGATTGTCGCGCTCTACATGAACGCAGCCGGCGGACTGTACTTCAGCGTCTATACGTCGGGTGCCAGCTACGTGGCTGTGGGTGTTGGGTCGGCAATGATTGTGCCGACGGGCGAGTGGTGTCTGCTGTCGGGTGTCTACGATGGCGCCTTCGTGCATCTTTACTGCAACGGGTTGGAGGTCGGGACTGCGCTGGCGCAAACCGGGAACATCGGGTGGCGTGCCGGTGGGACTTCGCCCTGGATTTTTGGAGAGCCCACGGCACTCACGGGCGAGGGCGGCGACCTCTACCAGGGGCCCTCTTGGATCGAATCTGTGGCGCGTTCGGCGGCATACCTTAAGGCGCTCTACAACAAGGGAGCGAAGCGGTACTGATGACGCATCCTTCTTTGCTCGCGCGTGAGTCGGCCGTGAAACCCGGGCGGGTGCTGACCATCTCCGATCCGCAATACGCGACCTCGAATGACCCGTCGATTTTTGCGGACCAGATTACCTGGGCCATCGCTCAAAGCCCGGACCTTGTGCTGCTTCTCGGCGACCTAGTCGACGACAACGTGACCGGCCTGTATCTGCCCAACTGGCCTGTCGTGCAAACGCAGCTGGGGCGCTTGACTGCCGCCGGCATCAAGTGGGCTGCGGTGCCCGGCAACCATGACTACTTGCCGATCCTGACTCGCACAACCCTCATCAACACCTACGTACAGCTTTCATCGTGGCTCACGCCCATGACCGCGGGTCACGTCGAAAACACCTGGGGTTTGGTGACTCTGGCGGGGCGCGAGTGGCTGGTGGTTTGCCTCGAGTGGTTGCCGCGCGATGCGGTTGTCACGTGGGCGGCGGGCATCATCGACGCGCACCCGGGTATGCCGGTCATGCTGGTGACGCATTGCTGGCTTAACTGGGACGGCACGCAGGAAACGGCCGCGACGGCCATCGGGTCGGTGCTGGAAACCACACCGACCGAAGGGCATAGCGCTGGCGCTGAACTGTGGGCCAACCTGGCCAGCGCGCGCAGTGCTGTGCGCATCGTGCTCTGTGGCCACGTCGACGCAGATTATGACGGCGCGCAGATTGTCCGGCATCGCACGAATACGCGCGGAGACGGCACCGTGTGCCACCAGATTGAGTGCAACTATCAGTATCAGGTGCCGTACGGTGGAGGTTGGGTGTCTGACCTACGCTTCGACGAGGCCAACCAAAACCTTTCGTACGAGGCTTACTCGCCGTATTACGGTCAAGTCCGCTACCGGTCGCAGGACCGCTTTGCCTTGGTGATGCCATGAGCCAGACTGCCAACGTGCAAGTGAGGATTCCGCTCGCTGCGGACGTGAAGAAATATTTCTGCGACAACGCCGTCGTTGGTGAAACCCAGAGGTTCCGGCAGATCAACAGATGGGAATCCCACTATAACTGCCTTCAGTACGCCCACCTTCAGTTCGACTGGTGGGGCCAGAACGCCGACGCAGCTGAGACAGTAAGCCCCAACGTCCAGGTCCCTTTTGGCTGGAGTCAACCGGCGCTCAACCTACTGGCCCGCCAGAAGCGTCCTACGGCGCCGTACAACCTGGCGAAAGCGATCGTCGACCGCTTCACCGGCCTGCTGTTCAGCGATGCGCGCAAGCCCGATGTCGAGGTCGAGGGCGACCCGGACACCGACGACTTTCTCCACGCGTGCATGGAGCAGATGCGCTTCTGGGCGCGGTGGCGCGAGGCCCGAGCCGTTGGTGGGGCGTGCGGTTCGGTGATGGTAACCCTGCACCTGAAGCGCGGTCGCTTCGTGATGCAGGTCCACAACCCGAAGCACGTCCAGATCCTCTGGAAGGATCGCCGCGCGCTCGAACCGCTGGCGGCACTCATCATCTACCGCTACCCGCAGGAGGAGTTCTCGACCGACCCCAAGACTGGCGAGGTCACCACTCGGTTGGTGGAGTACCTCTACCGGAGGATCATCACCGACCAGGACGACACCGTGTACAAGCCGGTGAAGCTGGAGCCGGCGGCGAACCTCGCCTGGCAAATCGAGTCGACGGCCGAGCACGGCCTGCGCGTGTTCCCGGGCGTGTGGATTCAGAACAAGCCGGTCATTGAGCAAGAGGACGGCGACCCCGACTGCCAGGGCGCTTGGCAATCGTTTGACACGATCGACCGGCTACTCTCGCAGATGAACAAGGCGCTACTCCTCAACCTCGACCCGACGCTGGTGCTCAAGATCGACCCGAAGGAACTGCTGGCCATGGGCGGGTCGGTACGGAAGGGCAGCGACAACGCCCTCTACGTCGGCAGCCAGGGCGACGCCAAATACCTGGAGATGATCGCGAGCGGTGTGGAAGCCGGGCACAAGCTGGTCGACCGGCTGAAGCAGAACATCTTGGACGTTACCCGTTGCGTGCTGGCCGACCCCGAGAAGCTGTCGGGCGCCGCCCAGTCGGCGAAGGCGATGGAGTACATCTACGCGCCCATGCTCGAACAGGCCGACGAGTTCCGATCGCAGTGGGGCGACTGCGGGGTGATCCCCATCCTGCGCCTGGCTGAGATGATGGCGCGGAAGTTCCACGGCGTCGAATCCCAGCAGGGCGACAAGACGGTTGTCCTGGAGATCGACCTCCCGAAGCGCGCCGACGGTTCGCCGCGGGTGCTCGGGCCAGGCGGATGGATCCGGCTCAAGTGGGGCGCGTACTTCTCGCCCACTGAGAACGACAAGAACATGCAGGTCACGACGATCCTGTCGGCAAAGACCGGCGAGCTGATCGACGGCGATACGGCCGTCAACGCCGCCGCGCCCATCTTCGGGGTGCAGGACGCGAATGCAATGATCGCCAAGATCGAAAAGCAGAAGGCCGACGAAGCGGCCAGCATGTTCGATGACCTGAACACGCCGCCACCGCCAGGAGCTGACAAGAACGAGGCGCCGAACCAGCCGGCCGGGCAGGGGGGTAAGCCTTGAGAGACTTTAGCGATTGGGCGAAACGTAAACAGCGCAAGCGACTCGCGATGCGTGCAGCGCCAGGGCTGGTTCCGGTTGAGGTTGATGTTCATACCGCGCGCGGTGTGATCCGCGCGATTCGGTATCATCGCGCCGAAGATGCCAAGAAGATGATCGCCGAAGGCAAGGCGCGAGAGATCAAAGAGATGGGAAAAGGCGGGAGTGCCCCGCCTCCCATCTCAGTCACTCGTTCGCCACCATTACCGGATTATCCTCACGGGAAGTACCAAACATCAGTGCTAGCATGCTTATCCGGTTGACAACCACCACAAGATCGGTTAGTCTTTGATCATGGAAACACGAATTGGAATGCCGTCACAGATGTCAGCAACTTCCAGAAGGTCACCGCCGATAACGAAGGTTGTGCACCAACTCACGCTGCCAACTGTCGCCAGCAAAATCATTAGGCGCCCTGCCCCTGGGCCGAGCGTCTGTGTCGTTCGCGATCCTTCCGGGGATCAGATGACTCGCTATTTCAAATCGGCTGACGGGGCGTCCCTGCTTGCAATCGGGGATAGCCAGAAACTTCTCGCCAAGATGCCTAGTGGCGTCTTTCAGACCTGTGTCACATCTCCCCCCTACTGGTCGCTTCGCAACTATCACATCAAGGGCCAAATCGGGCTGGAGGAGTCGCTAGAGGACTATCTGCGGAGTCTGGTGGCGGTTTTCAATGAGGTATACCGAACGCTGCGCGATGATGGGACGCTCTGGTTGAACATAGGCGATTCCTACACATCGGGTGGTCGCACGTGGCGCGCACCGGATAAGAAGAACCCTGTGCGGGCGATGAACATCCGCCCTCCAACCCCCGAAGGGCTGAAGCCGAAGGACCTAATCGGTGTCCCTTGGCGTCTGGCTTTTGCCCTCCAAGCGGCGGGATGGTACTTGCGAACAGATCTGATCTGGAACAAGCCAAACTGTCAACCCGAGAGTGTCAAGGATCGCCCCACGAGAAGCCACGAGTATGTGTTCTTGTTCAGCAAGCAAGCTCACTACTATTACGATTCTTCCTCCGTTCGCGGTCCTAACGACAGGAATATTCGGTCTGTTCTGGACATCAATACCCGGCCATTTCCGGAAGCCCACTTCGCTACTTTCCCACCGGCATTGGTCGATCCGTGTATCAGGCTTGCAAGCCGAACCGGATCCCTCGTGCTCGATCCTTTTCTCGGAGCCGGGACCACGGGCTTGGTAGCCCTGGCCTTGCAGCGAAGGTTCGTGGGCGTTGAACTGAATCCCGAGTACGTTGCCATTGCTGAGCGACGTCTAAATGGTGCCATAGTCAAATGACGATCAAAGCTCCGGACCCCACCCGTCAGATTGGGTTTCACCATCAGCTCGTAGCAGCCCGCAAACTGTGGCTTGCGGAAGCTTTGGCAGAGGCCCTGGCCGACTCTGACGCGCCCCAGATCAAGAAAGAGCTTTCCAAGTATGCGCCATCAGACGCCGTGCGCATTTTGGCAGCAGCGGGGATCCGAGATGAACATGTCTTCCCGACTCCCACGGTCCTTGAAAGAAAGCCAACTCTTGTCGGCTACTACAGGCTCCTGCTTGGCTCACCTCAGAAGACGTTCTACGGATCAGGGAGTGGAATTCGGCCACAGCGACCATCGGTGGCCGGGACTACGCTGTCAAAGCGGTGCGCTTTGGTGGAGTGCTCTCGCTAACATCCTGCAAATCGTATGACAGTGGCCGCGAGGCCAACATAAGAGGCACAACCAAAACAACAATTGAGCGGGAAATGGTACACGTTACGGGATCGGAGATGACAGGGCTGGAATTTGCTGATCGGAATCCGATCACATCGGAGGATCTGTGAAAAGCCTACCTTTTCCCAAGAGTCTCCTGGAGTTCCAGCAACTCTTCCCGAATGATGCCGCCTGCGCCACCTACATGGAGCAAGTTCGCTGGCCCGACGGTTTCGTGTGTTCGTCATGCGAACACGCTGCTGACCCTTTCCGCTTCGCCGCCAAGCCGCAGGTACTACGATGCCGGGCCTGCCGCAAGGACACCTACCTGATGTCCGGAACCATCATGCAGGACAGCCACACTTCGTTGCTGACGTGGTTCTGGGGTGCCTATCTCGTGGCGAGCTTGACGCCGGGCATGTCGGCCGTCCAGTTTCAGCGTCAGCTTGGGATCGGCAGGTACGAGACGGCCTTCCAGATTCTCCATAAGTTGCGCTCAGGTATGGTTCGAGACGATGCCGACCAAATCGGTGGCACCAACACGGTTGAACTTGACGAGGTTTGGATCGGAGGCAAGACGCGCGGTGAAGGCAAGGGCACCCATCACAAGACCCTCGTGGTGGGCTGCGTGGAGGTTTGCAAGCGCAAGGGTCCGAAACCAAGCGAGAATCCCCTTGGCGAGCAGAGCAAGGCCATTCCTCGCCGTGGTGGGCGCTACGCGGGCCGGATTCGGCTAGCCGTGGTACCCGACCGCACCGCCAAGTCGCTGGTCAGTTTCGCGCGCTCTGCCATCGCGCCGGGCTCCGACATCATCACGGACGACTGCCCGAGCTACGCCAGTCTCAAGAAGTACGATTTCAAGCATCAGGCTTTCGCGGAGAACGGCGATCCGAACGTGGCAGAGGAGAAGATGCCCCTCATCCATTTGGTGTTCTCAAACCTCAAGGCGTGGCTCTTGGGCATCCATCACGGGGTGAGCCCGCAACACTTGCAAGCCTACCTGAACGAGTTCACGTTTCGGTTCAATCGCCGGTTCTACCCGTTCAACAGCTTCCGCTCGATTCTCGGAATCGGTTCAAATACCGAAAGCCTCACTTATGCCGAGTTGTACGACGCAGATTGCAAACACCCTAGTTTCACGGATGTAGCCTTTGTCGGAGAATCGTAGTGGGCGTCACGCGGATAGGCATGGTGCTAGCGCAAGAAAAGGTCGAGTGGAAAACTTCGGCAGGGCTACCAGTGCAGGTCTCTGTAAGCCTACGGAAAGAAGAACAAGATTATGCCGGGACCGGAAAATTCAAGCTGGCCAAGGATGGATATTCAACCGATCTACATGTCTCTCTAGGCGGAAAAGAAGAGGAGGGCGGTTCAGCGATCAACCTGCGACCGCTAAAGAACAATCCGCAAGGAGCTGTCGCAAGTCTTGGTCGTATCGGAGTGAGCAAGGACAACTACGCCAGACTCAAGACGGCAATCGCCAAGGTGGAATCTCATCCGGAATTCCAGGCGTATCAAAAGCGAGTGGAGAAGAGTAGGCAGGAAGACGACGCGCACGCACAGCATGTGAAGGACGTAACCAATATGATGACGGTTGGAGGTCGATCGACGTGATTAGGATTGCCATCGATTTCGACAAGACTCTCTCCGACGGTCCACCTCTGCGCCTGCGCCCAGGCGCGGCCGAGGCCATGCGCGCGTTCAAGGTTTCCGGCCATCACTTGACTCTGCACTCTGCGCGCTCCACGCCCGATGGAGCCGCACCGGTGCTCGAAGACGAGGCTGGGCGTTTCTGGCAGTACGGCGAGGTGCCGTCACGGACCCGGTTCCAGTGGCAACTCTTCGAGGAAATGCGGACATTCCTGAAGGCGGTCGGGGTCTGGGAGATGTTCGACGAGATATGGACAAGCCCGGGTAAGCCGCTGGTGGACGCCTTCATTGAAGACCTTTCTCTGCCGCCCGACTGGGCGATCTTGAAACGGCAATTCGGATAGGATGACCAAGATGCCGACCGAATTCCCCCCCGCCCCATGTAGTTCGACGCCGCATCCTAAGTTCTTGGATGAGGAATTGACCCGATCATTACCGACGCTCGACAACCGAACACGGCGGCTGTTGATCGAAGCGGCTCGCGCGGATATCGAGAGGGCTCATGAGAGCGAGGAGGACCACAATGTCTGATGGACCACTTGAGGAATGCCGAGCACACGGAGTGCCAAACCTGAGGTTCGTGCGCAACAACGTCTACCGCTCGGGGCAGCCGACGGTAGAGGGTTGGGATTACCTGCGCACGCTGTTCGACGGCAAACGCGTGCGGGTCTTGAAGCTGAACTTCGACGACGAGGGTAGCGACGAGCCGGCGCGCGCGATGGGGTGGGATGTGCGCGAGCTTGGCATTGAACCGCGGACCGACCCAAACGGCCTGATTCCTGCTGTCGAAGAAGTTTTCGAGAAACCAGACCCGAGCGTCTGGGCGGAAATCGAACAGCAGATCTTGCTGATGGACACCACCGGCGAAACCTATCTCATCCACTGCGTGAACGGTCACGACAGGACCGGGCTCGCGTGCGGCCATGTACGCGTGCTCCTCGACAAATGGACGAAGGCATTAGCCTACAGCGAGATGGTCGCTTTAGGCTTTCATCCTGAACTGGCCGGACTCGACCGGCAGTGGGCGGATTTGCGGGCTCCAGGAGGGTCAACAAATGGCTGATTTCTCTTCGTGGGCACAACGCCGCACAGGCCGCGGGCAACGACCGGCGGAAGAACCGCGCCAGGTACAGCAGCAGGCGGCCCCCGCGGTATTGCCCATACCTCCCGCCGGCTATGCGTGGGGGTTCCAGAACGGCAACTACATCCTCGTGCCGCTGACTCCGCAGCAGGCCGCGCCTGCGCCATCCACCTTCGTGCCGCCGCCGCGCCAACCCTCGGGAGTGCGGCCGTTCGTGCCCCAACCGATCACAAGCCAGTTCGCTCCCGGCCACGCCACCGCGCGAGTCGAAACCTGCGTGCTGGTCAAGCCAGCGGACAAAGACCCCTACGCCGAGCTACTGGCCGGCCTGCCCGACCTCGTGCCGGAAGGTGGCGGCTACGACGCCATGGCGGGCAACCCTTCGCCCCTGACGATTCAGGAGGCGGGAAACTGTTCGGAGTTCGCGACCAGCCAAGACGGCCAGGCAATGCGGGCCTTCCCTGAAGGCGCCGTGCTGGCCCGCGGGTCGACACCGCTGAAGGGAGCGGGGGGCTGATGCCACGCAAGCTCGAAGCATGGGCCCGTCGCAAGGTGAAGGCCTCGCGCCACCAGGCCGCCAAGGCGAAGACCGACAGCGACGTCGTGGCCACCATCCAGCGCGAGGCCAAAGCGGCTGGGGCCACGCTCGCGCACGAGGGAAAAGGTGGACTCGATTCCAACCTCGTGCTGCAGCGGATGAGGGCGGCGAAGTATCGCTGTTCCAACCCGTACTGCCCGACGCCCAAGGAGGATTTGGACTGTGACCATTCCTCTGGCCACCCCAAGGAAATCTTCGAGAGCCTGAAGTCCTGGCAGAACCCGAAGCTGCGCGCCGCCGCAACGAAGGCCGACGGGCCGAAGGACGATCGCTTCGTCTCGATTCTGTGCGCCAAGTGCCACGACGTTTGCCATCAGCGCGAGCGGGCTATCGAGAACGGCAAGACGCCGCCGCCAATGCGAGGGACCGGCAAGAAAGACGAGTAGCCGGTGCCCTCATCTATCGTTGCCCAGGTGATAAATCTCCACCGCGCTCAGTTGCAAGGCGTGATCGAGCTGGGCGGCGTCCGCAAAGTGAGCTCCCTCTACGAGACCGTGCGGGCCGAGCTCGAAGCTGAGCTGGCGGGCCTGCGGCGGGCGGGCAAGGACCAGAGCTTCACGGCGTTCCACTTGCGCCAGGTGCTGCTGCAGGTGCGCGATGGCCTGAAGGTCTTCCAGTCTGGCCTGGCCACCCAGCTTGACAACAACGGTCTCGCCACCGCGACGCTCGCCCAGCGGCATGTTGTTTCAGCAATCAAGGCATTCGAGAAACGGTTCTCCGGGGCTGAGCCCGTGCTGCGGCTCGAAGAGGCCGGCGTGTTCGCGCGGGTGTACCGTGGAATCGAGCCAACGTTGCTGATGAGATATCACAAGCTGGTCGGCAACTACCCGATGCCGACGATCGAGCGGGTGCGGAACCAGCTCGCGCTCTCGATGATCAGGGGGGACAGCGTCGACCAGACCGTGAACCGCATCGCCGCGAAGGGCGGGATCTTCGACCACGAGCGGTACAGGGCAGAGCGAATTGTTCGGACCGAAGGTGCGTATGCCTATGGCGTCACGAACCAGCGCAGCCTGCACGAGGTAGCGCACGAGGTGCCTGGACTCATGAAGCGGCTAGTCGCCACGTTCGACCAACGCACCGGGGACGATTCGAAGCAGCTGAATGGGCAAACGGTTCCGTTCGATCATCCCTTCGTCTGGATGAAGCCGGTCAAGGGTGGCGGCGTCGAGCGCGTGGAGTACCTCCAGCCCCCGAACAGAAGTAACGATCGTGAGGTCTCCATCCCCTGGCGGGCCGACTATCACGGCGCCCCCGCGCATTCTGGCCCGGTCGACCCTCGAATGCCGCGCGGGCTGTAGCCCAGACGTATCGCGTCGGGCCGAAAACTGTTCTGGCGTAAAACGGCCAGAAGTGATCAACAATACGTGTGTCCAGGGATTCACCCAAAGGACACACAAAGGAGACCTGGAGATGGCTACCCGAACCATGCCCGATCTGTGGTCATCTGGAAAAGTAAGCAACTCCAAACGCACAATGAGGAAGCCATGAGATTCTGGAAGACAAGACCACGCGCGCAGCAAGTCACCCCGGAGCAGGTCACCCGCATCGAGGAGGCTCTAGCTAGGCTGGAGAACTCGGTCGAGCGGATGCAGACGAGGGCAATGTGGACGTTGCCGACCGAACGGTCCAAGCCGGTCGGCGAGCCGACGTACAAGGTTCCAGCCAGCCAGACCTTCGCCGCAGAGATTCGCGAAGCACGCGAAGCCCGCAACGATGGCGACGAAATGCTTCAGCGCTCCCTGGCTGCTCGCCACCATGCCCCGCCTTCGCAGGCCGACGTCTGGACGGTGCTCATCCAGTTCTTCCCCCAGATCAAAGCCTACGTGGACGCCAAGGTGCAGGACTTCCAGGGCGCCGCTCTTCAGGCATTCATCACCGAACGTACGTACGAGAAGGACGACGACTAGGTTACCCCGTAGCCTACGTGTCACTTATTACGCAGCCCGCCCTCGAAAGTGGGTGGGCCGTTCTCATTTTAGGGTTTTCCGCAGCTCCCTGACCGCGTGGAAGTAGTGCTGGTGACCGCAGTTGACCGACATCCCCACGGCCGCCGCAGCCTGGGCGACGTCTCCGGTGGCGAGGTACGCCCGCATAAATTGCCTCCGCTTGGGTGACAGATGATCGATGGCTCGGGCAAGGTCGACCCTGTCCGTGCTCACGGATGTCTCCCCAGACAGTTCGCGAGCTCGAAGTAGAGGAACCTCGTCGTAGAAAATCCCGCGCGACCATTCCAGCCGGCTACCGGGCCTGGCCGCTCGAAGAGCTTCCAGGATCGCCCACCGCATGCGCTGGAGGACGTAGGCCCCAAGGGACACCTGGCGGGCCGGGTCGAACGACCGAAGCGACGTGACCAAGCTCACCATGCCTTCCGCCACCATGTCGTCCACGAGATGTGGCGGAGCGACCTGGCGGGCGATAAAGCGGGCTTGCCGGCGGTAGAACGCGTATTCGACGCTGGTCAGTCCACCCTTCGGCATCTTGGGCCGAGGGTATCACGGGCGCCGCGACCCAAGGCTACCGAAGCCGGTGGTTCGGCCCGGTCGAGAGGTAGCCCCAGAGTCCGAAGTAGCTCATCAGCCACCCGACGGTGACGAGGGCCAAAACGACGATGATAATTGTCTTGATCCTGCCATCCATGGGGACGTAGGAGAGGACCACACCGGCGAGAATCAGCACCAACACCAGACCAATGATCGACATGAGGTCACCTTGCTTTCACTGCGCAGCCTAGCACACGCGCTAAGGCTGCTTACCCTCCGCATCCCGCTTCGCAATCTGCTGAGCTATGAACGCGGCGGTGCCTTTGTGGATCGCCAGGCCTCCAATTGCTCTGTCGATTGCTTGACGGCTGATCCCGAGTAGATGCGCCGATTGGTAAATGCCGTGCTTTATCCGCATGGCGATGATCCGGGCGCGATGCTCATCTGGTAGCGTCGTCGTGCTCGTGAGTTTCATACCTAGAAGCTAAGCACTAGCGCGCGGGTATGTCAAACGATGGGCACGCAGGCTATCCCAGCGCAACGCAGAGTTATGACAGAATCTTCGGCATGGCAGGCAAAGACCAGCCCGGTCGACTCCCCCCCGCGGTGAACAGTGTCCTTTTGCCCGAGGGAATCGAGCGGGAAGTACGGACGCCCGATGTCGGAAGCTACGCCAAGGAAGCTCGGATTGCCAGCGGCGGTCTCGATGACGACCCGACTGACTCTGGCGCGCCGGTGAAGAATCGCCACAGCTACGCCAATCTCAAAGGAGGACGCTGATGCCATCGCCCAGGGAAATCGCTCTGAAGGTCAACGAGTCCAGCTTGTTCGCCGATGGCGAAGCTGGCTACGACAGCGAAGCAGGCTGCCCGACAGCCGACGCCGGCAAGCGTCCTGCTCCCGACTACGGCGCCCACGCCGTCAACCCGCCGACGCCACCGGCGCCGTGCAAGAATCTCAAGAAGGGGTAGCCCATGGCCGACGTCCAACACGATTACGCGAACTGGGCCGCCCGCAAGGCCGGCAAGACTGGCCCCGGTGGCGACGATGGTGCGCTTCCCGAAGACGTCCAAGCCGACGACGGCGATCAGACCGACGGCGAGCCCCCGCCCCCCGCGCACGAGTGCGTGAGTCACGCCGCCGAGGAGCTGTGCGAGGCAATCGAGATGCTTGAGAAGGCCAAGGGCCAGGTCGAGGACGCCGACGCCATCCAGAAGACCATCGACGACCTGACCGTTCAGCAGCAAGACCTCACCGAGCAGGCGAAGGAGCTGGAGGAAGCGGCGGGCGACGAGGAAGACGAAGACGAGGAAGACGACGAAACCGAAGGCGACCAGAAGCAAGCCGAGCGCGGCTGCGTCTGCGGTTGCGACGGTTGCGAATGCGGCTGCGACCGCGGCGCCACGTGCGTATGCGGAAGCGGCAAGTGCGAGTACGCGAAGTAGGAGGGCATCATGGCTACCGACGAGAGCACTGGCAAAGGCGAACCGAAGGATCCCCTGGACGAGTACGACCGCACGCACGGCAAGCCCGACAACGGCCTGCCCAAGATGAGCGAGGACGAGGCCTGGGGCACTCGCGTAAACCCGGTTAGAGAGACTCCGCTCGCCGGCACCGGCCTGAAGCAGATGGGGTAACGTGGCCCAGTCGGTCACCATCTGGCACAGCGGATCCGTGACGGGGCAGCCAACGCCCGTCCCCGGCGGACCTTCGCTGTCCGACATGCTCAATACGTCCTTCAACGGGACCTACGCGGCCTCGAAGGCGACGCGGCTGAGCGTTGTCGGCGCGACTGACCTTGTGCCCTATGCGGTGTCGTTCGATTCAATCACCAAGGGGCGCTTTCTTGGTCTGCGGGTCATCAACGGCTCGTCGATCAAGGTTCTCATCACCAGCCCATCCGGCACCGACCAGGCCATCAAGGTCAGTTCGTTGCTGCTCTGGCATTCCCCCAACTCGGGAGACGAGATCACTGCGATCAATCTCGTCGGCACCGCGGACATCGAACTTTTGATCGCTGGCGATGTTTCCTGACCCTGGAGGTTTCCTTCATGACCACTTCTTCCCTGCAATCCGTTATTGATTCCGGCAACATCAACCAGCTCGGCGACGCGTCCGTCAAGCTCGGGCTCGGCACCTTGCTCGCCTACGCAGCCTCGAAGATGGGTTTCACCGAGACCGGCATCGCCGTGACGTCAAACGTCTCGACCCTGGCGAACGCCCCGACCTCGGCTGGCCTCTTCCAATGCGTGGTTGCCTCCGTTTCCGGCGGCTCGGCGACGGGTGTGAAGAAGCTCCGCCGCGGTCCGATCAGCGGTCCCGGCGCACTCGTTCCCGCGGCCGGTGAATGCGTGTGGGACGGTGGCAAGAAGGTTCTCTTCGCCGCTGCCGATCTCGCCCTCACCGCCAGCTTCACCTACGCAGTCTCGACCGACCTCGCTTCGAGCTTGCTGGCCGATCTTCCTTCCGGTCAGGCCACCCTCTGATTTCACGGCCTTCTCTGGAGGCTGTCCCGACACAAAACCCGCAGACTCTCTGCAACGCCACCACCGGGCGGTTAACCGGCGAGTACAGGAGACGTCATGGCAGACCAACTACCCCTCAACACTCCCGATCCGAACGCCGACCCATCGGCACAGGGAACGACTGTCGTAACACCGCCAGCCGCCCCACCGGCTCAGGCAGCTGCGCCGAAGCCCAAGAAGCAGGGGCAGCAACAGCAGGGGAAGCGCAAGGGCATCATCGAGATTCCCGAGGCCGCGTTCAAGGCCCGGGTCCAGCGAGAAGCGGCGGCCGAGATTCGTCGGCGTACCGGGGTCACGATTGAGGAAGCCGAAAGACTCATCAAGGCCGGCGGCACAGTGGCGGCAGGTGGCGGCAAGACGGCGGCTACCAACACCGCTGACGCGGCCGTTGCTCAACTGCGAGCCGAAAACGAGAGGCTGCGTAAGAGCAACGAGAAGCTGACTCGCGAAGGCGGGCAGGCAGTCAAGAAGCTCGAAAAGCGGCTGCGCAATGCCAACGACGCCCGCGTGGAGGCCGAGCTCAGGGCCGAGGCGCGCATCGCTGGCATCACGGATCCAGACTACGCGGTCACGCTGTTCGCCCGTGCGGTAGGCAAAGATGCGACTCTTCAGCCGGAGACCTTCTTTGGCAAGCTGAAGGAAACGCACCCGGTTCTATTCGCGACTGCCGCCGCCCCAGCGGCGCCCCCGCCCAAGACAGTCGTTGCGCCCACCACGACCCCGCCCGAGTCGACTGCTACCGGCGAAGTGAAGCCGAAGCCTGCCACTGCGGGCGAGCCAACGGTGGATAGAAACGCCGAAGAAGACAGTCCCCAGGAATTCGCCGCCCGGCAAAGGAGCTACGGCTATGTTCCTGGCATGTAGTGAAAGGTTCAGGATTTGATCCCTTGGTTGGACAGAGCGCGCCAGGGGATCCAATTGACGAATGCGTCGATATGTGAGATCCCTTGATCGTGCGCTCGCCCCAAGGAAATAGGAGCTGACCCATGGCAAACTTCCCCGACGGTTCAATCGTCAACACCAGTTTCAACGCTGGCGTCGTCTCGGCCATTCAGGACCGGACGCTGCAACGGACATTCCGCGACCCTCTGTTCCCGCGCCTGCTCTTCCGGCTGGAGGCCGTGGCGGAGCTGTGGCCGGTGAACCTGGGAGCGAATCAGACGTTCACCCGGGCGGGCCTCATCGCACCAACCACGCGTCCGATCAATCCGAACGCGGAAGTGCCGACGGTCCAGTACCCGATCGAACAGTGGGAAGCGACGGCGCAGCAGTACGGACGCTCAATCGACACCCACATGCCGACCAGCTACGTGACGCTGGCCTCTCAGTATTTGCGCAACATGCATCAGCTCGGTGTCCACGCTGGGCAGAGCATCAACCGCGGTGTGCGCGACAAGCTGTACAACTGCTACGTCGCGGGCAACACCGTGGCCAATGGCGCCTACGGTCCTGGGACCGCGATGCCGGTGAAGAACCTCGCGGGATTCACCCGCAAGCTGTTCAATGGCCGCCCGACCATCGTCAGCGCATCCAACCCGCTGTCGATCACAGTCAACGGAGTGGCCTATACCTGCACTGGCTTCACTTCCGATATCGCGGGAGATGAGATCCACAGCGGTACCCTGACCCTCACGGCGAACGTGACCACGCTCGACCGCCAGGCAGTGCTCGCGGTCAACCGCTCGCAGATTGTCTACTCGGGCGGCGGCACGCGCGTCGATGACGTCGCGTCGACCGACCAGTTCCGGATGGCCGACATCCGGGCCCAGATCGCCCAGCTGCAGTTCGACAACGTGCCGACCCACGAGGACGGGACGTACCACTATCACCTCGACCCGATCTCGCAGTCGCAGATCTTCGGCGACAACGAGTTTCAGCGGCTGAACCAGTCGATGCCCGATTACATCCACTATCGCAAGTTCGCCATCGCGTTCTTGCTGGGCGCGACCGTCTATCGCAACAACGAGTGCCCGACGACCGCGACGGTCAACGAAGACCCGGTGGACGGCTTCACGACCGCGTTCGAGACCACCAACCCGGCGGGCGTGGTTCTTCACCGCCCGATCGTCACCGGCCAGGGCGCCATTGAAGAGAAGTTCCTCGACGAGTCGAAGTACATCTCTGAATCCGGCGTGCAGGGCAAGATCGGCGAGTTCTCGGTCGTCAACGGCGGCATGCAGATCCTCACCGAGCGTATCCGCCTCATCCTCCGCGCCCCGATGGATCGCCTCCAGCAGACGACCTCGGCCGCGTGGTCGTTCTCAGGCGACTGGGCGATCCCGACCGACGCGACGGCGACCAGCAGCCCGGCGACCTACAAGCGCGCCAGCGTGTGTGTCCACGGAAGTTGATCGCCGAAAGGTCCACAATGCGGAGCCGATCATCCTCGCCGTTCGTCCATACGACGGCGGGGGTGTGCCCGCGAAGGTTCTGTCCAGCTTCGGCTGGACTGAAATCGTTGGTCTTCGGACCTTCGATTACTGGTCGGACTCGTTCCGACCTTGCGGCAGACTTCGGTCTGCCATTGTCGCTCACGTTGACGGCGGGCTTCGGCCCTACCCGCTCATGTCTGCGACGCCAGACGGGTAGTCTTGTGGTGTACGCTCCTAGCCGCGTTAGCGCTATGGTAAGGACATCGACTTCAGTCGTTCGTCCTGACCCACTCTGACTCCCGTCTGGTCTACTTTTCCACTCGTGGAATCAAGGAGAACGTCATGGCGAACCCGAACCAGCAGAACAACAATCAGCAGAACCGCAGCGAAGAGACCCAGCCGTCCGTGCAGCAGTCAATGCGCACTGGCACGGGAGAGAAGCGCTTCCGAGTGAAGGAAGAGGCTCAGATTGCGCGCGGTGGAAGCTGCTACACGCTGACCAAGGGCAAGACGATCTCCAGTCACGGGTACGACATCAAGGCCCTGATCTCGCAGGGCGTGCAGCTTGAGGAGGTCGCCTGAGCGCGACCTAGGTGACGATGGCGCTCGCAGTTCTCACAGAAGAGGAGAAGGCGAGAATCCGCTATCATGGCGGATATTTGCAGGTAACTCCAGCGAGCGCGATCATTCTGGGTATCCCGGCCGCTACCCAGCCGGCCTTCCTGGTCGAGCAGGCGATGGAGCACATTCCAGACACGGCCATCGCCATCATCCGGAACCTGGTCGCAAAGTGCGACATCACCGAGAACAACATCATGCTGGCCCAGACCCGCATGGTGGCCAGGTCAGTCGATGAGATCGATCTGAACCCCGACGAGGCCGACCAGCTTCGCGGGGAATACCGCTACTGGGTGCAGAAGCTCTACGACAACCTGGGGGCGCCCATCAACGCTTACGCTTCCGCTTTCCAATCGGGCGGCAGACCGCCGCTGAACATTCCTGTCGCCAACTGAGGAGCCATGAAGCACTGTCCATCATGCAAGCGAGATAAGCCGAAGGAGGGATTTCGTCGGCACGCGTCTCGGCGTGACGGACTCAGCGCGTACTGTGCGGAATGCATGCAGATCAAGGAGAAAAAACGTCGCGAGTCGGCTGAATACGTAGAGCTGAACAAAAAGCGATCTCTCGAATGGTCCAGGGCACATCTGAAAGAACGATGTCAGAGGGCCAAAAAACAAAGAGAGGAGCGCATAGATGAATGTCGTGAGAAGGCCCGAGCGTCATATCAGAAACGTAAGCAAATCATTCTTGCCCAGCAACGCTTCTACTATCAGCAGAACCGTGAACAAGTAAAGGCAAGCAATGCGCGATGGCGGGCGGCAAATCCGGAAAAGGTACGTGAAATTGTCCGTACAGTAGGGAATCGGAGAAGGGCTAGATTGGCCAATTCCCTTGCCACCCTAACGGTGCAACAGTGGGCGGCGATCCTCGAACTGTATCAGGGGCGCTGTGCCTACTGCGGAACCAGTGGAAAGATGGAACAAGATCACGTCATACCAGTTTCCAGGGGTGGAGGAACTACCGCTGAGAACATTGTTCCAGCCTGCGGTACATGCAACCGAAGTAAAAACGCGCGAACTCCAGAGGAATGGAGAGCGCTCAATAAACCTCTCAACTGAAGGATCACAAATGTCTCTAATCGTTACAAATCTCACCGGCACCGACGTCGTGCTCGCAAAGGGCTCCCGCTCTATTACCGCTCCCGCCAAGGTCGGCTCCCTGACCTACGGGCCTGCGGTCAACGTCAGCAGCGAGTTGAAGGGGCTCGTGGCCGGCGACTACACCGCGCTCGAAACCCAGCGCGCCGGGACCCTGGCCTACTTCTGGAGCAACGGCATCCCGGAGTTCGCCGTGGGCACCCTCACGGTCGGCGCCAACGTCAACGGCGTGACGGTGCAGAACACCACCACGACCGTCAGCGCGCTCGTGCAGGCGCGGAAGGTCGAGTTCCCGACCACCACCAAGCTGGCCGAGCTGATCAGCGTCGTGAACACGGTTCTTCCGTCCAACGTGGCGCTGACCATCCTTTTGCAGCCCGATGTGGCCCGCAAGCTCCAGGTCCGCATCATCACCGGATCCACCGCCGGCACCCTGACCCTAGTCGGCGTCGACCAGAACGGCAACGCCGCCACGCAGGCAATCGATATCGCGGTTGGGGCTGGCACACGCACCGTCGTCACGGACAAGGCATATGCCACCCTGACCAGTGCGACCATCTCTGGTGGCAGCGGATTTGCCGGATCCGTCTCGATTGGCCTCGGGACCGCTCTCGGCGTCCCGACAAACAAGAGCCCGGCCGCCACGGCTTTCGCGGTCTACAAGGAGCAGGTCAACGGTCTCGACGAGACGGTGGGAACCGTCGACGCCACGGCCATGACCATCGCCCCGACGACCCCGGCGGACGGCGCGCACTCATTCGCGTTCTGGTACAACTTCACGGTGACCCCGACGTCGCCGGCACACAACCACACGCTCGCCTAGCGCGGGTTCCTTTTTCGCCCCGACAAGGAGAAGTCATCATGGCCGAATCGAAGAACATCTTGACCGAAGACCTGGGCAACGGAGCCTTCCGCCAGACCGAGACCGTTGGCATGCCCGCGGTCCAGTCGCGCCAGGTCTGCACCGACGCCACCCGCCCGGATGCCTCGACGTTTCTCCCAGGAACCGGTATTTGGAATACCGACGACCTGGCCTGGAATTTCAGCACGGGCACGGACTGGGTTGACGCCCTCGGCGTCCTGACCTGATCGCGAGGCCTCAAATGGCCGGCGACCGCACACAACAGAACGACCCCGCGGCCGAGCTTCCCGAGCTCGCGGGGTCGGTGCGGCCGTTGCGGCCCGATGAGGTGCGTGCAAGCTTTATGAGCGAGCTGTCGCCGACCATCGACAACATCCGGCAGATCGCAACTGCGATGGGGCTGCGGCCATACCGGGTGTTCATCGTCCATGTGCTCTGGTCGGGCAACAAGGTCGGGGAGGGCAACCCGCTGGAGATCAGTCGGCGGGAGATCCTGCCCACCCCGCGAATTCGGGACATGAGCGCGACCACCGAGGTGTTGAGCGCCTTCGGTCGGGTCGAGGAAGGCGGGATCGTCGTCGACCGCATCAGCGCGAAGTACAGCGAGGACGATCTGACCGGGAAGACGCCAGACCTGATCGACCCGGCGATTACCCGAACGGGCAAGCGGAACGGCGAGTACTTCTGGGAAGTGCAGGAGAACCGCCCCGGATTCCCCAGGACGACGCCCCGACGCTACGTCCATGCGGCGGCCCCTACGCTCATGCGCGGCGGGAGCCACTGGCGGGTGCCTCTCAATAAGCAGATGGTGGATCGCAGCCGCAACCAGACCTTCGACCGGAGGCAGGCCTGATGGCCTCTTCGGTCCAGATTTCCGACCTCGTCAGGTGGCCCAAGCAGATTGTGCAGCGCTACCAAACGGGCATCGTTCAGCAGATCCGAATTTCGGTGCGCATGCACGCGCCCGTACTCTTCCAGACCGCTATTGCGGGCGTCAAGCCGTACCAGCCGGTCAACACCGGCGACTACAAGCGCAGCGGCAAGGTAAAGGACATCACCGACGGGGCGCTGTTCTACAACCCGACCATCCAGGCATCGATCATCGATCGTGGCCGGCGGGCTGGCGTTGGAGTTTCCAGGGCAGGACAGGAGGCGCTGGCCCGTTGGGTGCACTTGCACGGCATGGACCGGGCTCCGATGTCGAAACACGAGCGGCGCGCGCGGAGGAAGATGCGCGCTGATGGGACCGAGAAGAGCGCCTTCCGTTTTCGATCGCGCTGGCAGCAGGACAATCGCGCGCGCGCCATTGCCTTCCTTATCGCACGCGCCATCAAGCGCCGCGGACTCCCCGCCAAGAACGTCATCGGCGGAATGAAGGCGGAGCTGACCCGGAGGGTGATTGACGATGTCGAGGGCCTGCTGGTGCGGGGGGTGGCATTGTGACCATCAACTTCAATTCCCTGCCCGCCCAGATGCCGCTGGCGCAGTTCAGCCGCAAGGCGAGCATCGGCGTCAGAAACGCGCTTGCCGTGGCGCTGGGGCGGCTCGTTCAGGGACTCACGTTTCCAGGCAGCCAGGCGCAGAACTTTGCGGCCGTCTACGACGAGTGGCCGGATTTTCTCGAAACCGGCGTCTTCCCGGCGGCCTGTGTCCTACCGGGCGAGTTCAAGTATGCCGATTCCCAGATGACCCCGCGTCTTCTTGAGGAGACCTGGGAGCCCAAGGGAATGCCGGGCTGGGGCCTGCAGAAGACCGCCGAGCTTCAGACTGAGTTCCAGCTCGTGATCCGCACGAATCTGTCTGGCGAGCGCTCGCAGCTCATGCAGGCGATCGAGGACTTGTTCCAGCCGGTGGACAACCTGATGGACCAGACGGGACCCAGGTACGGCCTCGTGGTTCCGTTGCCCGAGTACTACGGCATCACCGGGAGGTTTGCCCTGCTGGCAGGCGCCGTGATAGATAATGAGGACGCGGCCATGAGAGAAAAACGGGATGCGGCGTTCACGATTTCGGCCAGCGCCCCCAAGGTGCAGGTCGTGCCCGTGTGGCCAATGGCCCTGCAAGTGACGAAACAGCTGGTCGATTCGGCCGGCAATCCGTTCGCGACGTCCACGTTCACCGCCCCATAGGAGACAGCCATGTTTCTATTGCGCACAAGCCTGATGCCGAGTCTGCAGAAGCTGCTGGAGCTCGAACGCATCGTCGTTGTCGACAACTCGGGGCCGAATCAGCCGGTTGGCCAGGGAACCGTGCGGGCCTGTCTCGTGGGAGAGTTCCCGGCCGGGCCGTTCGCTCCGACCATCATCAACACCCCCGGCGATGCCAGCGCGCTCTTCATGCCCGATGCGACCAAGATGCCACTCATCAGTCAGGGTGGCGTCGACCCGTCGACTGCGGCGCAAGACGGTTCTGGCGTCACCTACGACGGCAATGGATGGGCCGAGCTGAAGGGCAAGACCTTCTCGGGCCTGGTTATTCAGCGCGTCGACTGCGATATGGTGGTGGACAACAGCAGCGTCGCCAAGGCGTTCGTATCCTTTGCCGTCACGGTGAACGCAGCCGACATCACCAGCGGCGTGACGAACAAGGACATCATCATCCCGGCCGGCACGCGCTTCGCCGACAACACGATCGGCCTTGCGACGGTCGTCGTGGCGCTTTCGCAGACCATCCGGATCCCCCAGGGCACGACCTGCGCGGGCTCGTTCACTTTGGCGATCAGCTTCGTCCAGGACGCGACCACCGGGCAGTTGACCTACGTCACTTCGGGCGCGACCACCGGAGCTACGGCTTTCTTCGTCAAGGGCACGACGCTTGCCATCGCGGGTCTCAATACCCTGATCGACACCGACCTCCCGGGTGTGAACGCCGGAACCGTCATCTCGGGTACGCCTTCGACCATCAACGCGGCTGCGTCGGCCACAGCGATCTTCGCGCCTGCTGGCGGCGGCGCGGCCCCGAGTCCCGATACGCTGTCCAACCGCCTGCTCATGCAGTACTTGGCGACGATCGACAAGACCCTGCCGGGCGTGGACGCGACGAACGACATCGTGGCCATCTGGTCGGCTCGTAACTACCAGACCAACGGCCTGGCGCCCAGCACCGGCGGCAAGATGCTGCGAGCGAAGCTCTGGAACAACGCGATCGAGTCCAGCAAGGTCGGCCGTGGTCGCAAGGCCATGGTTACGACCGCGCCCGCCCTCGGGATCAGCGCAGCCCAGGCCGTGACGGCGAAGGGCGTCTATACCGGGCTTATTTCGGCCGACGGCGTGACTGGTGACGATGACGACCGCTACTGGGCAGATGGCCCGTTCATTCAGGTCTTCTCGACCGAGCTGAACGCCGACATCCTGATCAGCTCGTGCGGTTCTCGTGCGGCCATGGTCGTCAACTTGGCCAACGATGGCCGCAGCCAGTACCTGTCCTCGGTCGGCAACCCGTTCAACGCCGATATTCAAGCCGTCGACGCCCAGGAGCCGTGCTTCGCTGCGAATCCGCTACAGGAGGCGGACTATGTAGCGATGAAGGCCGCCGGAGTGGCGTGGTTCACCAAAGATCGATCGGCGGGGTGGTGGTTCTACTCGGGCGTGACCGGGGCGAACCCGCTCACGAACCAGAGCCGCGTCGACGACAACCGTCGTAGCTTCGCCGACGAGATCCAGGACGTCGTTTTCGCGCTCGCGACGAAGTACTCGAAGCTGCCTGGCACCCAGGAGCGTCAGGACGCCTTCGCGGGCGATATGCGGATCTACCTGGAGAACCTCGTCAATCCCGGCATCGGGGAATCGCGGGCGCTGGCCTACCTGGTGAAGGACGGCGCCGACGCCGGCAACACCCCGACCCTCAACGGGAAAGGTGTGTTCCTCTACCAGCTCGAAGTCCAGATGTACGGATCGCAGAAGACCATCGTCATCAACAGCATGATCGGCCCGAACGTCATCATCTCCCAGGCCGCGTAAAGGAGCTTCACCATGGCAAATGATTTCCGGATTCTTGGCCGAGACACGACGCTGCGGATGACCCAGAACGGCGTCTTGCTGAACGAGACGACGGCCATCAAGGTCGCGAGCTTCAAGCCGGTCGTGACGTTGCTATCGGAGGGGTTCCTAGGCGAGGCCGCCAAACGACACCGGGAGATCTTCGACGAGATCGACACGGGTTTCACGGTCGAGCCCGAGGGGACGCAGATCTTCCAGATGCAGCTCGCGCTCTACAATCGCGCCCGCACCGGGCAGTCGACGATCCAGCTCAACCTGGCGTTCCGGCTGGCCTTCCCATCGGGGGCGATCTTCAAGATCAGCATTCCCGATCTGAAGTTCAGTGACATCGGAAACGTGGACATCAGCAGCCGCGAGGCCTTCGTCGGCATGACGTTCGCGGCGAAGTCCGACCGCTACATTCCCTTGTTCTAGGAGGACCACATGGCCGAGACACCGAACCTGCAATCGATGGCGAGCGCCCTCACGGCGCGCTTGCCCCGTCACACGTTCCAAATTCCTGGACCCAAATACGCGACCGACAAGGATGGCAAGAAGACCCTGATTGACAAGGGCGTGCGTGAGTTGGAGACAGATCCGACCTCGGTGACGTTGCGTCAGCTCACCTTCGAGGAAGAGCAGGCGGCGCTTGCGGCCAGCCGTCTGAAGAACGTGGACTTCAGCTATGAGGGCGCCATGCGTGCGGTCGTAGCCGCCGACGGCAAGCCCATCACCTGGGAAAACGACCAGAAGGAGCAGTTCTTCCGCGGTCTCTCGGCGCAGGTGCGAGACCTGGTCGTGCAGGGCTTCCAGAGCATCTCCATTCCCAGGAGGTCCCAAGCTGCGGATTTTTTAGCCAGCGAAACGGTCGAGACGACGTCCTAGCCCGTCTCGAACGTGCCCAATGGGACGACATCGCCTATATCGCCAGGTACGGACACCAACCACTTTCTGAAATACTTCGCCTCACGAGAGAAGAGCTGGGGGCCTTTCGCGAGGCCATTTCGCGGATAGTCGAGAAGGAAAACACCCCAAGCCAACCCCCGACGTGAACCATGAGCGAAGCTGAGCGAACGACAGCGGTTGAAGGAATTGCCTTTACAGCAACCGACAAGGCCAGCCCTGTCGCTGAGAAGATGGCCAGCGCCTTCGAGCGCGTGCACCACGCGACCGAGAAGGCCACGTCGAAGGTCAAGGAGTTCGCGCACAGCACGGCCATGGGGGCACTCGGTGCCGTAGGGCTCGGGTTCGGGTTTCACGAGATCGCCGGTAAGGCCAAGGAAGCCAACCTTGAGCTCGAAGGGGCGGCGAAAAAGATCGCCGGTGTCCACTTCGCCTTCGGCGGCTGGCGTAGCGACGTCTCGGCGGCCGAGCGGTGGACGTACTCCCTGGCCGAGGGCAAGGAGATCGTCGACAAGCTGGAGGCGTCTGAGGGAAAGCTCCACAAGACCCGCGGCGAGCTGGCCAACGTCTACAAGTCGGCCTACGCGATCGGCACCCGGCACAACCTGACACAAGAGCAGATGCTTGATCTGACCGAGAAGCTCGCCGCCAGCGAGACGGTGCTGGGCACCAGCGCAGAGATGGCGGCGACATCGATCAGCCGGGCCGTGATGACCGGCAACATTCGCGGCTTCGACGACTTCAACAAGCAGCTGCGCTTCTCCGTCGGGAACATGAAAGAGTTCCACAAGATGTCGGAGACCCAGCGCTTCGCCAAGATTCAAAAGGCGATGGGCGATCTCGTACCGGCGGCGGTTGGGATGGGCGGTGGCATGGCTGGGGCGATGGCGGACATCAAGATCGCCGTCGATAACATCGTGCGCGACCTAACTGGGCCTTTGTTCCAGGAGCAGAGCAAGAGCCTGCGGGAGTGGGCGAAGAACATCACCAGCGTGCGTGAGAACGGCAAGAGCATCGCGGCCGAGTACGGCGAGAAGCTGGTCAGCGCGTTCCGAACGATGAAGGACGTGACATCATTCCTGCTCGATCACTGGAAAGAGATCGCCGCCATCTGGGGCTCATTCAAGCTGGCGAGCTGGACCATGTCCCCTGGTGGGGCCGCTGGCGGATTGACCTCGATGCTCGGGGCACTGGGCCCGGCGGCCGGTGCTGCTACCGGAGGTCTTTCTCATTTTGCGGGTCAGCTCGGAATCGCGAGCGGCGCTCTGGGAGTGCTATACGTTGGTCTTCAAGGCCTGGCCGCGTATATCGACAAAACGCAGTCGGAAGGACTGACCAAGCAGGCGGCAGCTCCGCGCGCCATGACGGCCCTCACGGCCGGCGCAAAGGCCATGTCATCGGCGCTCCACGAGGACTCTGTTTCGAAGACGATGGGCCATCTCCAGACCGCGTTCGCGGCCTACGGGCTCAAGCCTGGCCAGATGCTTTCCCGTGAAACACTGGCGGCCGAACTCAAGGCGATGGAGCCCGGGATTGCCGCCAAGCAGCTCGGAATGTACGGCATCGCCGGCATGTCGGCCAAGAGCGTGCAGGCCCCCGGCGTGCTTGACGAGGCCGCGGGGCGGGTGTCGACCCTGCTCAACAACTTCGCCGCCCAGCTGCTTGCCGCGAACCCAGAGTTGGGCAAAGGACCCTCGCCACATATCCCGAAGAACGAGCACAACACGTACATCAACCACGTCTCGCTAACCCAGGAATTCAAGGAGGCCGACCCGGACCGCGTCTTCCACAAGGCCGTGAATGAGATCGACCACATGGTCAACGCCCCCCGCGGCGCCACAACAAATGCATTGGGTGCCTGATGGCTGACGCGTCGGAACAAGGGCTCGTCGAGATCATTCCCTTGGAGGGCAACTACGCCCCGATCAAGCTGACCGGCGGCGCGCTACCCTATAAGGGCACGACCTTCGCGCGCGAGCAGCGGGGCAAGACGACGTACTACACCGGCAATCCTGTTGCGACCCAGACGGTGACCGGTCCGACCCGACCGCCGACCACGATGACAGGCCGGTGGATGGACTTCGACCTCGGCGAGGGTGGGGCCCGCGCCTTGGACCTTCAGATCGGGATTCTGTGCGACAAGGGCGTGCCGGTGGAAGTGCGCTGGGGCGGGCGCGCACTGACCAACGGCGAAGACCCGGCCATCGTTCAGCGGGGTCGGATCTCCAAGTACGAGCCCAAGTACAACCGCGCCCAGGACATCGAGTGGAGCATCACCTTCGAGTGGCGAGGGGATGCGCTGCAGACCAAGCCGCCGACCTTCTCGGCGAGCATCGTCAAACAGGACAGCTTCACCGAACTGTCGGAAGTGCTGGAGGAGACGCAGGAGGCGACGCAGAGCTGGATCGACATCGCGTGGTCGGGAATCGCGACGGGCACGAACGAAATGCTCGCCGTTTCCGATGCGCTCGACGAAGTCCAGAATGCGATTTTCGACGCCACCAACGTGGTCAACGGTGCCTCGGACATGCTGCAGACAGCGGCCGAGCTTCCAAGCGCCATCGCCGACCGGGTACGAGGCATGTGCAATCTCGTAGTCATGGCCTGCGCCAACGGACGGGCAGCTCTGGGGTCCGCGTGCGGACTGTTCGCCGGAGTGCTGTCCACTCAGCAGGGCGGGCCAGTCGACGAGTCAGCGGCCAAGGACTTCCGGATTCAGGCGGAGCGCGCGCAGCTCGCCAGGTATCCCACCGACGACCCGCTCTCGCGCCTGGACGGACAAACCACGCAGTTCGACCTGGTCCACCAGTGGGACCAGATGGCCGCGCAGGCGGCGCAGACCGATGCTTCGATCGCCGCCAAGCAGGTCCCGGACATCATCGCCATCGTGCGTCCGCCCGCCGGAAGCGACCTGCGGGACGTGGCTGCCAAATACTATGGGAACCCCGACCCTTGGATCTTGATCGCAGATTTCAACGATTTGGACTCCAGCGAGGTCCCGGCCACGTCATCCGGGCCGAGTGACCTCGGAGCGCCGCCGATATACGTGCCCGCCCAGGCCAGCTACCAAACGGTGCTCCAGGAGGCGTGGGGAAACAGCCCGACCACGGGGGCCAACTCTTGAGTTTTCCTACTATCATGCGGTACTCGATTCGAGTAATGCGACATGACGCTCGACGGTTCTTTTACGAACTTTGGTGGGGCCAAAAGGCCATTGACTTCGAGATCGTTCATCCTTGCATAACAGTTAGAAGAATATGCAATGCCGGGCCACCAAGAACACGGGATGCATGGCGCATACTTCGTCAACTCTTCTTTCGTCCCAAGCGTGTCGCTAGGCTACCGCGCCTCGGAGGAGTACCCGGTAGAATTGCAGCCATTGAGAAGCGGCGGAGGCGACGGTGACGGAGCCTCGGTACTACCGACCAGCCTGGTTCTTGCGTCTGTTCGTGCGCCTTGAGGACTTCGGACAGACCGACGACTCAAGTGCCCAGGACGGAGAGAAACCCTATAAGAACGCCCAGGCGAAGGCGGCAGCAGACCGGGCCGTAGTCGAGGCTCAGATTGCACAGGAGGCCGCTGGGCGAGTCACAGGCGCCAGCAGATCGCAGGCGGCGATGGTCGGCCTGTCAGCGCTGGCCAAGAGCCTCCAGCGGCAGGCGGCGACCGCTGGCAAGGATTCCGCCGCCGGTCCCCAGGGCAAGGGCGACGAGTTTTCGGTGTCGTTCGTGACCGTGCCGACCGAGATGGACATCGAGGACAAAAGCTTCCGCACGGCGAACGAGCTGACGGCCGCGTTCCCGTTCCAGGACATGCCGCTCGACCCGCGTATCATGAGGGAATGCCGAGTGGAAGCTTGGATCGGGACCGTGACCGCAGAGGACTTCGCCAGCCCAGACAAGTGGCATTTGAAGCCCGACATCAGCAAGACCAGCATCCTGCGGTTCAATGGCTACATCGACCTGCCCGAGATGGAGCACGACGAATCTAGCGGCGTGATCCACATCAAGGCGCGCAGCTACGAGAGCGTGCTCATCGACGGCAAGATCGCGGCCCAGGCCAAGGCGTACATGATCCAGGGCGCGTGCGAAGCCCTCACCACCTACGTCAATCGGATCCTGGCCCTGTACCCGCCCACCTCGGGCGATACCGGAGGCGATCCGTTCCGGGCGTACTGGTACGCGGCCGACCCGAGCAAAGAACCGTTTCTGGACCGCAAGACCTTGAACCGATCCCTCCAGACCGCGGCCAGCCGCAACGCCTCGAATGGATCCGTGCCTGGGCAGGAGCCGAACCCGGTGACGGACAACCCGAGTGACGGCGCCGATGCCAAGGGCCAGGGCGACAGCGCAACTGGCGGATCGCCATCAATGCCACCCAAGGCGGTCGACGCCGACGGCATGAGCATCTGGGATCTCATCACGCAGGCGTGCGAGCTGTGCGGATGCATCCCGATGTATTGCCCGTCGCTGCCCGCCGGGACGGGCAGCACGGATGGTAAAGTCCAGACCGTCAACCCGGCCAACTGCTTGCTCATCAGCCCGCCGCAGGCCTTCCTCGACGACATCGATAGCGCAATCTCGATCCAGGGCGGCGCCCGCGATGGCTTCAGCCGCGACCTCACGATCGCCGGGAAGAAGGTTCACAGCGACGTGCGCTTCATGGTCTGGGGCCACAACCTCGCGAAGATGAAGCTGGCGCGCAAGCTTGGCAAGGTCCGGGTCAGCGCCGTCGAGGTGCGAAGCTACAATCCCGACGCCGACGCCACCCTGCGTGTTCTTTCCGCGCGCTACCCGAGCGGACCGCTCTACAAGCACAAGGGCAAAAAGGCCAACAAGATGCACGAAAAGGGGGGCGGGATGATCAATGTCGTCCGCACCTTCGTTCTCAAGGGCATCCGAGACATGGGAATGCTCGAACAGGCCGCGTGCAGCATCTACCACCAACTCACCCGGCATGAACTGACCATTGAGCTTGAGACCGACGAACTGGCCAGCTACATCGACCCGGTGGCGAGTCAGCAGGCCGGAACCCTAGTCGAGAACCACAACGACAATCCTGACATCCTCAAGCTCTGCGCCGGCAGCCCGGTGCACGTCACGGTCGCCCAGAAGTCCGAACAGGACGGAAACCTCGTCATCAGCACGCTCTCGGAGTTCTACGACACGAAAGCGAACAACATCGTCGGGCTGCTGACCAAGCAGAACGATCGCTGGGGGGCTTGGCGCACGGACGGAAGCCTCGACCAGGCCAAGATTGAAGAGACGGCACGCAAGATTCAGGCTGCCTACCGGGCGGCGAAGCTGCCAGACGTGTACTACTGCCGGGCGGTGCACCTGCATTTCTCCGCAGAAGAGGGCTTCAGCGCGCACATGGAGCTCAGCAACTACATGCCCGACAACGACCCCAAGACCTTCGCCACAGACGATCAGAAGAAGAACGACGTCGCCAAGCTCAAGAAGACGAGCCCAGCTGCTAAGAAGCAGACGGCGCAGGACGTAGAGACCGCGGCCGTGCTGGACAAGGTCGGGCGCCAGCAGAGTAGGCAGGTGCAGTGATGGCGGCGACACGGCATCGCTTCGGGACCAACATCCGCAACAGCATCGACTCGGAGAACTTCCGGAAGGCGGCCCGCAGCGTGGGAGCAGACCTGCGCTACTGGTGTAGCAACGGCACCGTCGCGACGGTCGACACCGAAACGGGAGAGTTCAACCCGAATGACAAGGCGGCGGTCTGGAACGCCAGCGACGGCGTCGACGTCGACGTGAAGCTGGAGCCGCTGATGATTCCGGTCACCTGCCGGTACGCCGGGATCCAGGCGGGCGACGTGACCATCTTGGCTCCGATCCGTCCGGGCGACATTGTGAAGTGCGACTTCCCCGATGGCGATCTGACCGGCGGGATCATCACCAACATCCTGCACTCGCGCTCCAACCGGCAGCCCACCGACAGCGGCAAGCCCATCTTCGGCAACGACCGGCTGCTTATCTACGCGAAGTCTGTGCCGATCGACATCAGGACAGCTGGGGGCGTCCAGGTCACGCTCGACCAGGATGGCAATGCCACGGTCACGACCTCGAAGGCGATCGAGCTGAACGCGAACGGAACCAAGATCGACCTCGATTCGAGCGGGGCGGTCGTGACGGCGCCATCGGTACAGCTGGGGGGGGCGGATGCGGTCGAGCCGGTGCAGCTCGGGCAGACCCGAACGGTTGCGGAGACCACTTTCATTGGAGCGGCCGAAGCGGCTGCGTCAGCGCTTTATACCGCTGCTACTCTCCCGGCTAACCCAGCCCTCTCCCCGCTGGGTCCAGGGTTCTCTGCCCTTCTCGCTGCCTTCACGGCATTCCTGGCCGAGCTCCCAACCTTCAACTCAACGGTGACCAAGACCAAATAGTCGCGGAGTGATAGGATTCACCCAATGCCCTTCATCACCACCTTCAACGTTGTTCGCGCCCTCGCGGTGGGCGGCCAGGTGGTGCGGGTCGTGTTCAGCTCGGAGCCGAAGCACAAGAGCAGCTCGGCTTTGGACGACGGGCGGAACCCTGCCAACTACGGGGTCACGATTACCGTCGGTACCGGGGCTACCTTGTTCTGCGTCGGAGTCTTGCCGAACGTCATCGCATACCCAGCCTTCGGGGTCTTCAATCCCGGCGAGTACGCCCTGGACGTGCAGACTGACCACCCGCTGGTCGTTGGGCTCACCTACCAGGTGACGGCCAAGCCGGCGCTCGTCTCTGCGCTTGGGCTGGCGATTGGTCCGCCCTACTCGGCCAGCTTCGTCGGGGCCATCCGTCCGGTACGCACCCGGCAGATCCGCCGGCGGACGGGGCTGGTCGACCTGGCGACGGATCCGTTTCAGCCAGGCATCACCGTGGACAGTTCTGGGGATTGGGCCCACCACGAAGGATTGCCGGGCACGAAGAAACGCGTCTTGCGGCGGGCGATGGTCAAAAAGAACAGCTTCGCATGCCTGCCCGGCTACGGCCTGGCCACCGACTTCAAGACGCCGGCCACGCGCGACAACCTCACCTCGATCAAGACGGACCTCGCCCAAGGGGTGCAGCAAGAGCCCGACGTCGTGCAATCGCAGACCAGCATCGTGATGGATTCTCGCGGCCTGCTGGCGCTGACGATACGGGCGAAGACTTCCGACGGCCAGGACCTGACAGCCAGTGCCTCGGCCTTGCCCAATGGAGGGGTCACCCCATGAGTCTTTTCGTCGATCGCTCTTCTCTATTTGCGGTGGGCCGGGCAGCCGTCGCTGGGACGCCAAACATAAAGCTCAACCCGGCAGTGGCCGACATTCCGGGCAGCGATCTGAACCTCGTCATCGGCATCGACTCGGTCATCGGCGAGGAGGTGGCCTCGCGCGGGGCCGCAGCCATGCGTGGGGTCTTCGCCGAGACGGCCCGCGGTGCCCAGCTCGATCGGGAGGCTTACGATCGATATGGTTTGACCCGCTTCAGCGCGACGCCGGCATCGGTCGACTTGGTGCTGGCTCGGCCGATGCCCGGCGTAGCCACCCCGGGTGTCTACTCGGCGGGGTCGGTCGTGCAGACGGCGGACGGAGTGCAGTTCGGGCTTGACCAGGACGCTACCTTTGGAGACTGGGACACCATCGTGCAGGTCTCGGCCACGGCCGCGACGGTGGGCTCGGCGACGAACGTCAACGCCAACACCGTGACCGCCTTCTCGACTGGGCCGTTTGACTCGACCATTACGGTCAACAATCCAGGGCCGGCGGCGGGCGGAACCGATACCGAGAGCGATATCCAGTTCCTCGGCCGGATCCGAGGCTTTTTCCCAACTGTCAGCAAGGCGATTCTTGGGGCAATCGAGTACGGCGCCAAGCAGGTCCCGGGCGTGGCCGTGGCAACGGCGACTGAGATCGTCAACCCACTCGGAGGATTCCCGGCTGGGGCCGTGCAACTCGTGATCGGAGATCGCTCAGGCAACGCGACCTCCACCATGGTCACGGCCGTCTCGGACTCGCTGCTCAAGTGGCGGGCGGCTGGAATCCCGGTCTTTGTACTGAGCGGGACCGTCGAGTACCAGACTGTCCAATGGCACCTGGCCTTCAAGCTGGGCTTCGACGAGAAGCTGGCGATCTCGCGCGTGCGTGCCGTCTGCGTAGCTGTTTCGCAGTTCCTGCCCCCCGGTCCCGATAACGGCATCCTGTTCCGCTCGGCGCTCATCTCGGCGGCGCAAAACGTTCCGGGGGTGATCGTCTCCGATGGTGCCCTTCTTTATCCTCTAGGTGACGTCGTGCCGTTCGACCCGACGGTGATGATCCGAATCCTCAGCACAGGGATCACCTTTGTATGAGTGACTCCGGCCCCCTCACTCAGGCCGATGGCTTGGCCCTGCTTCGCCGCACGTGCGATGAGAATTGGCTGTCGGACTTCATGGCGACTCCCGACGGCGCGGCAATCATCAACGCCAAGCTGGCCATCGCCGAAGCGACGAGCAAGGCCGTGATGCAACAGGTGGAGGCGTGCTCCATCTCCACGGCGCCCACTGGGAGGTCAGGATCCTGCGACCTGACCATCACCAGGCCTGATCTCACGACCACGGCGCTGATCCCCAAGGGGTTCATGTTCGTTGACGCGCGAGGCGTTCAGTTGCTGGTGGCGCTTGACGTTCCCGTGGCGGCCCACCAGACGAGCATCCTACTGCCCCTGCGGACAGTTCGACAGATTGACCTGGCCAATACCACCGACCCAGTCTTTGACGATGTGCTGGCACCAGGCGACCCAGTGGACGCAATCATCGATCCGCTCAGCACGGCGGTTCTGGACAGCGTCAGCGACGTCATCCTAGGCCCGGGTGGGTACACCACCTATGGGTTTGCGACCGCCGTCACCGGAGCCGAGATGGACTGGCTGTCGATGCACGGTGACGAGCGGGGCTGTCGGCGACAGGCGGGCGAGGATGGAGAGGCGTACCGGCTGCGGGTCAGGCTGATTCCAGAGGCCGCCACACCCAAGGCGATTCAGGAGGCGGTCCACGGGGCGCAGGGCCAGCTCCCGGACACGTACATGGTCGAACCCTACCGGGACCAGTCCAGCGACGCCGCGAGGATGGAGCTTGAGCTCGTCTTTGCCGATTCTCTGTTCGCAGAATCTGACTTCTGCGACGACGCCCTTGGTGACGACCTGACCGGCAAGCAGCCGTTTCGCACGCTTGAGGTCCCCGACCTTCGACAAGGCCGCGCCTACTTCAGGCTTGCGGTGGCAGGTCAGCTGACCGAGCCAGACGGGTCTGGCTGCTACGGTGACGATACGTTCTGCGATGACCAAGCTTGGGGGTTTCCGGACATCGGGCTCGCGCCGTCGTTGACGGCCGCTCTGCATGCGATCAGCGAGGAGGCCCGGGTGAAGCGCGCGGGCGGGGTCCAGTTCGATACCTACGTCGAGAACAGCATGCGCCTTGGTGGGGTTGGCGAAGTGGTGGCAGACCCGGCGGGAACCATGGCCTTCGTACTCGCGCCGCCGACCGGATCCGCTTGGATGGTACGGCAGGGCCTGGTGACCGTGGGACCGATCGATCCCAGCACAGACGCGTTTATGTTTGCAATGATTCTTGCTGACAGCAGCGTGATAGTGACGGATTGGATTGCGCCAATCGACGGTCTACCGCTTCGGACGTTCGAGTTGGAGAAGCTTGGCTACTTCAGCGGCCAGGTCGCAGCGATCTTACTTTTGGTGGCCAGCTCGGTCTCAAACACCTTGCGGGCCGTCGGCACCTTTTGGGTCACCCAGATGACCCTGTGATAGGCTGAGCGAAAGGAAAACATCATGGCCGGTATCCCCTCACGAATGAACCAGAGCGCACGGGAACAGATCCTGTCAACCGATCTGAACCGCATCGGGACCCTGGCGGGGCGCGAGTTAATGGACGCCGCCCAGAGCCGCAGTGTGCGGGCCGACTTCTACGATCCGGCTTCTGGAACCTTCGACGACTTTGGGGCTGGGGCAAAGGGGACCAACAGCCAGCCGCTTTCGGGCACGACGCAGCCGCCGTCTCTTGACGGAATTGCGGGTGTGTTCGATATGGACCTGGGTGCTGGCGAGGGCGTTCTACCCGCGACGCCAGCAAATCCGGACATCTCGGGCTATCAGCTCCTGCGCTGGCCTGCACAGACTATCAGCTGGCCGGGTGGCGGAACGCCTGATGCGACCCACCCTGTGATTTGCACCGTGGTCGCAACGCCTGGAGACCAGCTCGCCGACATCACAAGCCGAAACATTCTGCTTGATCCAAGTCTGCGAACAGTGGCGCCGCAGAACGTCTATAAGACATCAAACCCGCTGGCGACAATCAGCGTGATCGCTGGTACGGCGGCGACTGCCCCAGTCCCCCCCACAATTCCCGCAGGCACGCTGGCACTGTTCGACGTCTTCGTTCCGCCTGCAGTAGCGGACTCCACGGCATTTCTGCCGGTGCGCCGGGCGTGGCGGGTGATCGAGTTTCCAGGCACAAGCCAGCACGGGATCCTCCATGGATGCGAGCCCAAGCTGACGCTGGCGAGTGCTGTGCTGCCACTCGGAAGCGCCGTGGTCCATCGTCTCGTCATTGACGGCGAGCTGCTGACGTTCCAGGGAACTGGCCAGGCCATCGTAGAGAATGACACTGCGGCTCCTCCGACTAACGCACCACCCGGGAACGACAAACCCTATTACCTCTACCTGTGCGGTGGCCGGCACCAGCCAATGATGAACTATGGCCCAGTGGCGCTGGGCGGGACGCCGATTCCCGTGCATCTGGTCCTTTCGGCCACGGCACCCGATCCCCTTGGATACCCGAAGGCAACGCTTGCCATTGCGAGCCCGGCCACTGCGTTCCCAAGGGCAGCCTGTGTCTACATAGGTTTGGCATTCTACGGCGCAGGAACAGGAACGAATGTTCGCGCCTACTACGATGGAGACTGGATTCGCGGAGCTGTCACCCAAGTGGCGACCTTGCAGGCGACGGTAACGAACGGCTTCAAAGAAACGCCGATCAGCACACCCGAGGTCTCCTATACGGCGTGGACACTTGGATCCCTACCGGCGGTGTCTCCAGTCGTAGAATTATTCATCGCGTATGCGGGAAGCTCATCGGGTGACTTAGCAAGCGTCAGTTGTGGCGGTGGATCCGATTCATTCGCCATCGCACAACTCGACGACGAATTCCAGCAGCGGCTCGTGCGCGTTTCGTCGGCCCAGGCTGCGACGATCTACTACAAAGGCGTGGCAACTGGAATTCTCAGCATCACGCCCACGGCCTACAAGATGAACGTCCCCCGCCTCGCGAGGTGAGCCATGCCGTTCTCAAGCGTCACCATTCAGGTCCGGAAGGACGCCCTCCCGCCGACTACCACATGGAGGCAGGACGCAGCGGCGGGATCGGTGATGTCGTTCGCCCTGAGCGACGTCACGGGGGTCAACAGCTATCAGTGGATGCTCTGGCGTCCCGAGGGCTCGGCATCTGGCGGCGCCGGCATTGAACCGATTTCGCTCGGCACCTCGCCGACGGCGAATATCACGGTCGACATCAAGGGCACCTACATCGTTTGGTGTATGGTCAATGGGGGTGCCACCGATGCAACGATCATTCGCGGGGGATGCTCCTACCTAGAAAACATCACTGACCCCGATGGCCGGCCTTTGCGTCTTATCGGGCCGTTCGAAACGAACGAGGACCAGGCTGACCCGCTCATCCAGCAGGGCATCATCAAGATGCTAAACCGATGGTTCCGAAAGATTGCAGACGGTGGTGGCGGTGGCGATGCCCACGACGTGAAGGCCAATTCGACGGATCCGGATCCGGCGTTCCTCGATACGAAACTGAAGGGGGGGGCGAACGTCACCCTTGCGACAGTCACTGACGGAGGCGTGCGGAAAATTCAAATCACAGCGTCCGGTGGTGGTGGCGTAGGCGACGTGGCGAACTGGGATCGCACCCTGATTCGGTACTTCTTCCTCGACGGAAACGCCGGTGACGACGCGAACATCGGATACATCGACGCGCCACCTCTGAGTGTCTTCACGCCAGACCGGACCACGCCCGTAGCGATCAAGACGATGGGCCGTCTCGCCGCGATCATCCCTCCCGTGGGCGCTACGAGAAAATACGTGGTGCTGTGCAAGCCAATCGCCGGTGGCTTGGTCTACGACCAAATGCCGGGCGACAACCACGGCACGATCGATCGGACCGCGATGGTTGACTACAACTGTCAGATTTTCCGCGGGTCAGATCTGACCAACAGCACCGAGGATCGGATCCGACTTGGCTTGGTGACAGCGTTTCCAGGTACCGAGCTTGATGGCTCGTTTCTGGCCTTCTCGTCAGCAGCGTATGGTGCGAACTGGCCGGACATCACGAGCATCACCCTGGCCGGCGCGATCGGCTCTTTTCCCGCGCTGACTGATATGGGATCGTTCCGCGTGCGATGCGAGGATCCGACGGAACCGGGCGTGACGACGGCGATGGGACAGGGAGCCTGGTACCACTCCGACGAAAGCGAGAATTCCTCGATTTTCTACGTCCGACTCACGCAGGGCACCGTCAACCCCGGTGACAAGCTCTGGCTCGAAAATCCCGGCGTTTTGATGTTTGCGCACGTGGAAGGCCAGACCACGGGATCCAACAATAGCGTCGTCGAAACAGCCGGTGTGAATGTCGACAACGCCTATGCGGGACAGTGGGGCAACGGAGCGCAATACACTTGCTGCGAGTTTGCCCACCTCTCTCTGTTCGGGCAGTCGTCGTTCAACAACTTTCTCGCCGATGAGAGTGGGTCGGCCAACAATACCGGGTTCGGTCTCTACAATCCACATGGCCTCAGCTCTGGGAACGCGCAAAACCTGGAGATCCGATTCTCACAGCTCGTGGTCGGTGGCAATGTGCAAGCGTCGGAGTCGATCGAATTAAGCCACAGTCAGGTGTGGCAACCACTCACGCTATCAACACCAGGCCAGTTGAGCGTGTACGACAACGATGTTCTCGGCCAGATCTCACCCGGTCAACCACCGCAAATACTCCTGGCTGGAATGCAAGCGTCGTCGTTCAACATCGCCGTGCTCACGCGTCCGAGCGAGGCTCCGATCTCCCCAGTGCTGGGCATCGGCCAATGCCCGGACGGGGCACGCGTCAAGGTGTGGAGCTTGCTCGATCCGTTTGGCCAAGTTTTCGACTCACCATTGCTAGCTCTCTTGACTGGACACTACGAGGCTACCATCGACTTCGACGGCGGCCCGCTGGCCGGAACCGGTGCTCTGCTCTATTTCAACGTTGATCTCGGCGTGCAATTTCTGTCCCTCACTTGGGACTCTCTCGGTGTGACGGGCTTCGAGATCGTCGGAGCGCAGCGTGTGTTGTGTTCGCTGACTGGACAGGGCTACGCCAACGATATCCTGCCGTGCCCACGAGGCGAGCCGATGCAGTATCAGAGCTTCGACTACCCATTGGGCGAGTCGCCGGGGAACTACGTGTTCCCAGTCGGCGTAGTAGTCGGGGTCCAGCTCAGCGACGGCAGCCTCATCCCGGCAAGCTTCGGCAACGTCCTTCAAGGCGTCGCCCTCACCAATGCCGTGAGCGTCGACGACTACGTGAGCCACGTGACGGGCGGCTACGTCATCGTCGGGAACGACGAAACGATGGTGATCCGAATGGATCCAGGCACCGCCTTGCCGGCGATTGGAAAGTGGCTGTTCCTCAGTGGCGACCCGGGAAACATTGGCACGGTCGTCGCGCGCTCATCGCCGACGGACTTCAAGAGCGGGCAGAACGTCCGCATCGGGCAACCTCTGATGATTGGGCCAGGTGCTTCGGGATCCTACTGCTTCGCCTTCTGGCAACCCCAGATCATCGAAGAGCAGTTCTCCATGCTCGCGGACGACTTCTCCACGACGAGCGTCGTGCTGGCGAACACAGATCTGGAGGTGACGGTACAGGCTGGATACCAGTACGAGTTCCGCGCACGTTTGCGGGTGGATCTTTCGGAGACCGGTGGCGCGCGATGGAAGATGGCGGGAACGGCATCCGTCGGAGATGGCAACGGTCACGCGGAGGTCAAGGTCTATGCCACCGACGTAGAAAGCGTACATTCGCCCGCTCTGATGGACGTCCTGACCAGCGAGACGGAATTCGGTGCCACGCAAGTCACGGCCGGGTTCAACGGCGGCCTGATCGAGATCGACGGGCTTCTGATCGCCAACACAGATGGGACCGTCCTGCTGCAGTTCGCGCAACAGACAGCGGATGGGTCGTACCCGTCTATCGTGAGACAGGGAAGTATGCTCAGTGCAAGGAGGGTGGGTTAAATGGACATCTCGCAAATGCCATGGGGCCCGGATGTGTCGCATTGGAAGCCCGTCCGGGATTGGGTTGCTCTGGCGGCAAGTGGGGCGACATTCTTCGGGGCCAAGGCCACCGAGGGAGCCCATGCCGTTGACGATCAGTTCGAGCGGCACCGGGACGGGTTCCGCGCCAACTGCCCGAGCTTCACGATGGCGATCTGGTATCACTTCTTCCACGCCGAGACCGACCCATCGACGCAGGCCGAACACTTCGCCGATGTCGTTGGTCCGCTACAACCAAGGGAACGTCTCTGCTGCGACTTCGAGGGCAAGAGCTATTCAAGCGTGCCGCTGCCGCAGATGCGGGCGTTCGGCCTGCGCTACCTGCTGGCCAACTTGGGCGAACTGCGGCCGCGCGCGGTGCTGGAGGAATTCATCATCAACCAACGTCCGCTCGAAATCGCGGAGAAAAACGCCACGCTGAATGGGTGGGAGGTGGAATGGATCGAAGCCAACGACTTCGATTTGCTCAAGGACTATGCGTCGAGCGGACGGCAGTACGACACCATCGCGCTCGATCCGCCAGCTTTTGCCAAGACGAAGCGCGATCTCGACAAGGCCAATACGCACGTGGCACGTGCCATCGAACGCGACGATCGATTGCGCGTAGAGCTCGACGACGACCCCGCCAGAACGACCGGGAGGCTTGGTGATGATCGAGCCTAACCGCGAGCGCAAGATCGAGAATTTCGTCGTGCTGGTCGAGCGCGAGCTTGGACATGTCTCGCGGGAACAACTCGACGAAGGCTGGCAGAGGCTTCAGGAACCCCTTCCCGGCGGTCCGCTTTTCGCTCGCCATGTTCCGGAGAGAGGCACGCGCGTGCGGGCGTGGATGGC